CAAAGACTTTGGCGCCTGGCATGATCGTCACATCTGCCATCAGTTTGGCTTGGTGGGCACTGCGGCCCGGCATGGTGGTTGCGTACTCACGCTCCTGCCAGCGGTAGAGGATGCGGTATTGCTTCATCGCGACACCTCTAAGCAGGTAGCAGAGATCGCCGCATCGAGACGGGCGAGCTCGCGCTGCAACAGGTTCCACGTCGGTGCGTCATCATCGAGAAAAGCGGTGAGTTGCGCGCTTGAAGCGGCATGGCGTGCATCCAGTAGGACGCGCAAGGTGGGATGTGTGGTGTTGGTCATTTCTCTTCTCCATTCGACGCTTGGCTAAGCGCCTCATAAACGGCTGTAAGGTAAAAAGATGGGGCAGTGCCCGCGGTGAGTACCACCCCTGCTTAAGTTCCTGCCCACTCAATATCTCTCACCTTTTGCGATAATCATAGATAATTATCACGATGCTCCATTACTCAGGTAATGCCGCCGCATTTCCACTTGCCCCACGATTCGACAGCCTGTCATTCTGTGTGCATCACCACTTCATAAGGGGCTTATCGGATGGCTGGCCTTCGCACGAGTTTCCGCCCCGCTCTCACTCGAGAAGACTTCTGCGCCTGGATCGAGTTGCGCCGTTCTGCAGGGGAGCGCCTTGCGTCCATTGGCTGTAGTCTCGGAGTGAGTCAACCTGCTATTTCCCAATGGCTTACAGGTGCGACCACCCCCACGCGCACCGTGCTGCTGCTGGCCTCCCATCTCTGCACCGCGCCGGTTGACTTGGCGCCCGGGCTGCCTGTTGGCTCCGATCCGGCCGGCGGTTAGTTGTCCTGCATAGGGCCCTGCGGAGGCTGAGACTCCTTTTCCACCCACATTCCCACCTAGAGAAGACAGGCTGTCGCACTATGTTTATAGGCTATGCATTTCCGATAAGTTGATGATATAATCAGTTCATGACTCAGCGAGAGTGCCTGCGATGCGAGCACAAGTGGCTGGCGCGGAAGGTTGAGCCGCCGGTGCAGTGCCCTGCGTGCAGGAGTCCGTACTGGCGTAAGGAGAGGGTGCATGAAGTGCAGCGAGCAGGAGCGGTTACGGAGACAGGCAATCAGGCGGCGCAATCGGAAGGTGTACCCGGTGACGGGAGAGCCGTCCGGGAACAGCCGCGATCGGAGAAAGCTGCGGCGCCTGGGAAAAGTTCGGGCTGCGGTGAATGCGGGAGTTTGAGCGGCCATCAAAAGGGTTGCTCGAAGAGGTAGGAGGGATCGAATGGACGCGGATCGAAACGAAGTCGAGCTGGGCAACAAGTACCCCACCTATGGGGATGCAATCAGACAGGTAGAGACCCGGCGCGAGGCCTTCGAGGAGACCTTGGAATCGGGCAACCCGGTCACCATGGGCAGCTTCGAGCGGGCAAGCGCGGCAGGCTGGAAAGCACCTCTGCCCGACTATGCGGAGCGGGTGCGACAGGGAGCCATGGCTGGACCAGGTGTGGACTGCGGACAGGCTGCCGAAGGAGGCCCGTGGGATCGAGGGACACGGGTGTCGTGGGGAACCAAGGGTTCGGGGATCGCAGATGGTGAAGCGCTGTTCATCCTCGGCGAAAAACAAGCCAACCTGCCACCTTCGATGGCGGAGGAGGCCTACAAGCTAGCCCAGAACCATGCGGAGATCGCCGAAAAGGCCATCCAGGCAGCCGATTTCCTGCGAAAACACCCGGAGTTCGAAGAGTTCATCCGGCTGATCCGCAAGGGCTCAATTCAAATCTAGGAGGCCAATATGGCCGAAGTATCTGATTTTGAAGTCGTTCCTATGGGTAAAGTCCCCGCTCCACCGGTGAAGTTCAACGCCAGCAAGTATGAATCCCTGTGGAAAGCCATCTCTTCTCTTCCTCCCGGCGAAGGTGAGGCTGTCAAGTACAAGTGCCCGGACTACGTTAGCCAGTTTTCCTATGTCCGGCTGAAGATGAAGAAGCGCGCCGAAGCTGCGGGGCGTCGCCTTCTCTCCAGTCGCAACGCAGACAGCACCGTGGGCTACTTTTGGCTCGAAGACGAGAAGAAGGGCAAGTAGCCATGAACCGGGACTGCATCAGCTACTTCGTGCTCGGCCTACTCGTTGGCGCACTGTTCGGCATTGTCATAGGAGCGCTTCTGCCATGAAAAGAGACCTGATCTGGTTCGCCCTGCTGGTGGCCCTGTGCCTGCTGATCGTGCAGGCAGTGCATGGCGACTCCATGCGACGGTCCTACATCAGGCGAACCCAGCGCCACATCGACCATGTCCACGCCGAGCTGATCGAACTGGCAGATGGCTCATGGTGGTACTCGATGTATGTGGTGCGGGCCGAGATGGATCTGGAGCTCGTGCGCTTCCACCTCAACGCCTATCGGCATGGCCGGGTTGAGCGCGTGATGGTGGAATCCGCGGTGAGGCAGTTGGACCGCGATATGGAAGACTATCCCCCAACAGAGAGAGAGGAAAGCAATGGCAAAGGTAGATGAGACGGCAGCACTGGCAGAGCTTCCACTGAACGACGAGAGACGCGCGGAACCCAAGAGGAACCGGCATGTCGTGATCGCCCTCAACCACATGAACAAGCGGCGCGAGATCCTGCTGGAGAAGAGAGTATGTCTGACGAAGGAAATAGACGAGTTGGACGCCGCGATTCTGGCTCTGGAGTAGGGCGCCCCCTGACGCCAGCGTCAGTACTTGGGCGGAAATACGGCCTTCGACGACTCCAGTACAGGAACATCACCCCGCAAATGCTGAAGCAGCTTCGCCAGTGTAAAAGCGAAGCTGCTCGCAGGTTACTGCTCGGCGTCTCCCAAAAGTTCTAGCCCATCACTTCCCGCGCCTCAGTGTTGCGATCGACGCGGCAGAGCTGCACGGCCATCGGCTCGAACTGCCGCTTCATCTCAAGGTACTTTCGCCAGGCCCACACCTCATCCTCGACGTACTGATACGCGGTGTCGATGCTCCACGTCCACCGCACTGAGTACCATCGGCCCGTCGTGCCCCGAACTTCCATGAAGTAGATGAACTGCGAATACTGCACAGGCTACCTGATACGGCCTTCGAGTCTTGCGGTAAGGATTGGCGCAGCAGCGTCGCCCGTGGGTAGCGGCATCGACTGCACCTTGGCCTCGCTACCGGCCAGCGATGGCGCCAGAGGGTTCGCAGGCACTACGAAAGGCCCAGCCACGTTCGATGGACCGCTGACCGCACTTCCCTGCTCCGTCTGCACGATGTAGCAGGTGGTCAGTCCCGAAGCGCTCGTGTCCGTGTACGTGGTGGTCGACGCTGGAGATGCCGTATTCAAAGGGGCATAGTTGGGCGTGGTCACGTTCGCCGCAGGGCAGGACGTCGTGCCTGTCGCCAGCGTGATCCGCGATGCCACGTAGGTGCATGGCGCACTTGCGGTGCATCCTGCCCACGACCCCGAAGCGGCCGGCGCGGTCCAACTCAGCGCGACCTGGTGATTTGTGGGTGCCACCTGGGCGTGTGCGCAGCCCACGGAGAGCCATCCGAGTGCGAGAAACGAGAGGAGTGTGAGCGAGAGGCGAAGGGTCTTCATGCGGCAATACTAGCGCGTAAATGACAGCCTGTCGCAAAAAAGACCGCCTACCTGTCTTGGCAGAGGGTAGGCGGGGAGGTCAAGTGACGCAAACGTTGTGCGGGGCTCCCATTCGGATGTCGAGTCACGCATGGGCAGGGTTTGCGGCCGAACCCCGCACTTGCATTATGCGTAATTCGATGCTATTTTTCAAGCGTCGAGTCATGCAAAATCATCTTTTCCCGACAATTCGCTGTGCGTCACGGAACTGGTATTCGTGTGCCCCGTCGCAGGTAAAGCTCAAACGCGCGAATTGTTTTCCCGGTTTTGCAGCCCTTCCCGCTGAGTGATCAGCGCCCGACCGAAAACGGCGGGGATGGGCCGCACCAAGCCCATCTGGAACACGGTGACGGGGGCATGTGCAGGCGTAACGTCCTGTATTTAACCCCACGCATAGCGCCCCGGCTCCGCCTGAATCCACTCTCTCTCTCCAAAACCGTAGGTGTCCCCGCGCGTGCATCAGTGCCGGTACCGGAAGAACAAAAGCATCGAAGGGGATGCGGATTAAACGATTTCCACCACCATAAAATCATTGCGATTTATCAGGCGAGCGGTTACGATTACCCCGATGGAGCCGAGAACCTGCCCACATTCGACATGCGGTCATACTTGGACCCCGCGCAAAGCGGTGCCTAAGAAGTGCCCGCAGTGTCAGAATCCGCTGTGGCGCAGTTCGAGGCCCAAAAAGACGGGGAGTGGTGCAATAGAGACGCGCCAGAGTGCTGGTGGGGATCAGCTATACGCGAGTAGCGCCCCGTTGCAGGAATCGAATCCTGCCTCCCGGACCACAGATGCCGAGTGCGTGCGCGCACCTGAAAATGACAGCCTGTCAGCCGCGAAGGCGAAGGCTGAAGAACTGCTAAGGAGTTGGGCGTGATCCTTGACGATGCTCAGAGAATCCGGGTGATAAGGGCCCTTCTGGGCATGGACTCAAAGTCCTTCGCAACCCGGCTCGACATTTGCGCCAACACGCTGACCGGCTGGGAAAAGGGCCGCGCGGTGCCAAAAGCATCCAAAAGACAGGCCCTTGCGGAGCTGTGCAGCGAGCACGGAATAGGCTTCACGCCGTCCGGGATGCCCTTCCCGATGACGGATTGCATGATGTTCAAAAAGGAGGAGCAGAGTGCCTGAAATAGCGATAAATGTGCCCTTTGAGGCTTCGGAAATCATCCACATCGTCACCGAGGAGTTGCAGGCTAGGATGCGCGGTTTGTCACCCCTGAGCGGGAACAAGGAATACGCGGCGTTTGCGGTCGATTTTCAGGTGAAAATCAGGCTGCGGAGGTCGGGAGAGACCGCGACGGAAGCGAGAGAGACGCTGGCATGGGGATACGCGCAGAAGGGCGATTTGCCGAGCGCTGCCGACCTTGACGCAGTGGCCGAAGAGACAGAAATAGCGCAGGAAACCTCCCACTTCGAGAGCCGTGACCCGAACGAGGAGCGCCAGGCGCGAGGAATGGAGCTGACCGTTGAAGGCTCGGACGGCCGTGGCGGAAAAGCCCGGAGAAAAGTGAAGGTGAAGGCATGATGTCACATAGTCCACTACCCACACCGATGGACGTTCCCAGCAATCTGGTGGTGTTCCTGAGAATGCTTCGTGATCTGGGCGGCAAGTACGATCGCGCCAGCGTCAACACGCCCCACCGGTATCACACCTCCGGCCGCCGCGAGTCCCGCAGGCGCCTGTACGAGTTGCGCATGAGTGAAGGTGGAAGACTGAAGTACCGCTATGACGACAATGGCTCGCTGCGGAGGGTGGCTTGCTAGATGCCGAAACCGCCAAACTCATCGAACGTGGAGTCGTGGCCCTCGAGCGGATCGCGGAACACCTCGCGCCGATCAACGAAACGCGGGAGCGCCAGCCGGCAACCCTCGGCAACGCGAAGTACTCGCGCGAGGAAAAGGACCGCGAAGAGTTCAGGAAGGCCTTCGGGAGCAAAGAATCGAAACCGAAGGGATGAGCTGCTTCGACGCCTGAAGGTGGATTCCGAAGAGCTTGCCGCGCAGCCCCAGATTGCCCCTCTACTGAAGCAATGCGGCATCCTGCCAACGCGCGTCATCGAAGTGCTGCGAGCGGACCCAGATGAGGCTTCCCGCGCAGTGGTGGCCCTGTGGGACACCCTGACGCCGGCCAACCGCAACCTGATTGGGCTGGAAGCGCTGGCGATGGCCTGCAAGATCACCCCCAGGAGACTTTGGGAGGTCTATAACGGCGCGAACATGATTCAGTCTCGGGAGTCGATCGGAGCCATGATCCTCGACGCCCTTCCTTCGATCATGCGAGTGACCATCAAAGACGCCAGAAAGGCCAAGGGCCACGCCAGCCGCGAGCACATCTACAAAGCAGCAAGGGTGCTGCCGACGCCAAAGGGCACGATCATCAACCTGCCGGGATCGCAGAAGGAGCCGGACGAGTTGCCGGATGGTGATGACGACGGGCCGGGCGGGATGCTGGAGGGGGCAGACGACTTCCTGATGCGAGCCAGTAGGGCCATGGGCGCAAAGCAGTTGCCGGCACCGCAGATTCTTGAGCCAGAAGACGACGAAGAGGAGGAGTAATGGATTCCGTATCGCCAGTATGGACCGAAGCAGAGGTAGAGATGGAGCGGGTCATTGCGCTCGACCAGCCGGATTACGCACCCATTGTGGCACTTCCCGTCCGATATTCCGACGGACTGTCGGGGATGTCCGTTCGCTTCCGCATGTCCGACGACGAGCGGAAGGCTATTGCGGACGGTGCGGACCTCGTCATCACCGAACTGACGTTTGGTGGCCCATTCACGCCGATTGCCTTGCAACTTTGCAAGCCGAACACCGGGCCATTCTAACCCGTGTTCGCTCCCGAGGTCATAGAGGCAAAGCTGGACCGCTTCGCTGAGGAGTTTGGCTGGCGGCCGCGCCCCCACTCTATCGAAGAAGTGGACCTGTGGTCGAAGCGCCTCGCAGAGGTCTTTGTCGTAGAGAAGAACGGCGACATCAACCAGATGCGCAGGCTGACCAAGGCCGAGGAGCGATTCATCGCAAACGAGCGCGCCATGTGCGCGGCTTCCTGCCACTACTTCCTGACCCGCTACTACTACATCAAATTCAAGAACAAGATAGCCCGCTTCACCTTCCGGCAGGGCCAGTGGATCATGTGGCAAATGCTCTGCGAGTTGGACCGCATGGGCGTCTCGAAGATGCTGCAAATCCTGAAGGCTCGCCAGCTTGGAATTTCAACCCTGGCGGAGGGGATCGCCACGCATCACAGCCAGTTCGTACCCGGTGTCGCGGCGCAGATCGGCTCCGCGGACGGCCAGAAGACCCAAATCATGCTCGGCATGATGACCCTGGCGCTCGACCAGATCCCGGTGTGGCTGCCACCTACCCAGACAAGGGCCAAAGTGGCCTCCGATCGCGCCATGCTCGAGTTCTCCCGCATCGGCTCGCTCATCATGGTGCAGCCGGGCTCGATGCGCGGCGGCATGGGGCAAGGGACCACGCCCACTTTCGTCCATCTTTCCGAGGTGAGCCAGTTCACCGACCCGACAGGGCAATTGGACGAAGGTCTGTTCAAGGCGCTGCACGAGGGCGCGGAGCTCGTCGTCATGCTCGAGTCGACAGGAGACGCTTCGCACAAGTCCGCATGGTGGTGGAAAGAGCAGTGGATCGCCAACCGGGACAACTACTGGGCGGGGAAGGCGAAGTTCCTGCCCGTCTTCCTGCCATGGCACACAACGCCTGAACTGTACCCCGGCACGGCCTGGCTAAAGAAGTTCCCCATGCCTGCAGGGTGGGCGCCGAACGACGACACGGTAGATCACGTCCACCGCGCGGAAGCCTATGTCCGCAACACCCCGATGCTTTCGAAGATTCTCGGGACGGACTGGTCAATGCCTCTCGATCAGCAGTGGTATTGGGAGTTCAACCACGAAGATCACAAGAGACGACGGGTCGAAAAGTCATGGTATCGCCAGATGCCTTCGGACGATTACGAAGCGCTGCTTGGCGAGAACGACAAGGTGCTATCGGAGGCCGCAATTCAGGTAGTAAATAGCACCGTGGAGCCGTTGGAAACCACCCCGGTGTACATGCTTGTCGGGGAGGACATTCCCGAGCGGAGAGAGCCGAAATCGGAGCGCATCTGGTACGGGCCGGACGCGCCGCCGCGGTTGAAGACCACCTGGTACTCGAAAAAAGGGACTGCGCTGGAATGGATGTTCGTCCCGCTGAAACGGGAGGACGCGAAGACCTTCGATCCGCTTGAAAAGTTCCTCATCTGGGAGGAGTGGAAACCGGGCTACGACTACTCCATCGGATGGGATACCGGCACCGGCGTGGGCGGGGACAGAACGGCTGCTTCCGTGAGACGTCATGGGTCGCCAGAGGAGCCCTCTGTGCAGGTAGCAGAGTTCGCCTCCGACTCGATTTCAGAAGCCGAGATATACGCCTACATCGCGGCGCTGGCGTCGCTCTACAGCCCTTGCCTTGAACGGCCACACCCAAAGCTCTGCATCGAGATGAAGCGCAAGTTTGGGGATCTTCCGTACCACATGACGCGGCAGCTCGGCTTTCGCAGGTGGCATGAGTGGGGCGGAGGATTCGATCGCAAGACCTTCGAAGAGCGGGTAGGGAAAAGGGGCAGAGTCGGGTGGTTCACGAACGAATGGAGCCGGCCGCTACTGCTTTCCGCCTACCAGTACGCCATCGAGAATGGCTGGGCGGAAGTGAAGTCAAAGTGGCTTGCGGAAGAAATTCAGGATTTGGAGCAAAGAGTGACCGCATCGGGCAAAACTCGCGTCGATCACGAGTCTGGAGGTCACAATGACCGTGTTTTTGCCGACGCGCAGGCATATTGGACGATGAATCAGAGTTCCGTGATGATAGAACGCGCGAAAATGCGGTATGAATCTCCAAAAGATAGCGGTATTGTTGTCATGACGGGTCCAGCAGTTCAAACTATCGTAATCCCAGGTCAGGCATGGTTCGATTCCCGAATGCAGCGGCGGTAAGAGCCCCCGGCGTGGTGCGCTCCAGCGCGACGTCGACGAAGGACAACGTTTTTGTCTACTGGGTCAGCCCCAAGGGTGAGATCCAGCCGGCGGCGGACACGCGCATCACCGAAGCGCAACTCCAGAGCTGGCCGGAGTACCGCCATTGGAAGCGGTGCGAAGCGGTTGGGGCGAAGGAAATCGAGAAAATCTCGCTCATCATCTCCCGCCAGCACTGGGAGCGCAAGAAGCTGGAAAAGGTGCAGCAGCACCTCCGCGAGTGCGAAGAATTGAAGCAGCTCCAGATTCGGTCGAGACTCCGCAAGGCGCAGGGTTACTCGAAGAACGATGTGGAGATGAACGAGCGCATCCTGAAGCGCGCCCAGCACACGGAGCACAACTTCCTGAGCATGATAGCGACCTCATTCGACCCCACTGCCCGGACCACGGCGCTACAGGTTGAGATGGCCCCCAAGTCCACATCCCCGCTGGCTGGCGTAGGCAAGAAGATTGAGGGCATCGCTTGAGCCGTGACGAGCAGGGACGCTGGCAGCCACCCTCGCGCCTGGAATCCGGCAAGAAGCGCTGGGGCTACCTCCAAGACACCCTGTCGGCCGGCGAAAGCTGGCTCGAGTCACAGCCGTTCTGGACCGACCTGAGCAGAGCCGAAGACGTCATCCGCGGCAAGGAGATGCGGAGGGCAGACGAGAACCGCTCCGACCTGACTTCGAACCGCCTGAAGCGCGTGGCGAAGGAGATGGTGGCGGCGATCTCGGACGTTCGCTATCCAGACGATGCCTGGACCTCCGATAACAAGGCATACGCCAATGAGCAGACAATGCTCTCGAAGGTCTGCCGCGGGGTCTGGTACGAGGCGCGCGCGCCGTATTCCATGCGCAGGCTGACGCAGTGGTTCATGCTGGGCGGGACCGGTTATCTGTGGCCGGTGTATCGGCGCCGCAGGATGGTCGACCCCTACTCCACAGGCATCTGCTTCGACGAGTTTGGCCCGCGTGATGTGGTGCCGTTCATGCCGGACGAGCGAAACTGGCAGGACACCTATCAGGTCCACATGGTGAAGATGGTCTCGCTTCCAAAGGCGCACGCCATGTTCCCGACCTTTCAGGACAGGATCAGGCCGGTATCGAAGAAGCGCCAGAACAGCAACCCGGTATCGGCGCGCATGGCCTTCCTCGGTTCCCTGCGGGGAGAGGACAAGACTCTCGGCGGCCCGGAGCAGCTTTGCGAACTGATCTACACCCTGACGCGCGACCTGTCCTTCAATGAAACCGGAATGCCCATCCCGATGGGCGATCCCGGGGCGTCATGGAGCTACGTCGTGCCCTCCATGGGCGATGACATGCCTGCGGAGTACGTGACGGGTGGCGAGCGCAAGATGCGCGCCGCGACCATCGACGACTGCCGGCTCTACCCGAATATGCGGCTCCAGATTTCCGCCTCGGGCGTGAATGAGCCGGTGTACGACGGCCCGGCATGGGACTGGCATGGACTTTTCCCGCCGCGGTTCTGCTCGGACGACTGGGTGACCGAAGCAATGGGGCTATCCATCTTCCGCGACGTGTTCGATCTCGAGAGAGTCAGGCAGTTCACTGAGCGCGCCATCGACATGAAGATGAAGGCCCAGATGGACCCAGCCATGAAGTACGACCAGACGCTCATCAACCCTGGCACGGCCGAAGAGTTGGACCCGTGGGAGATGCGCAAGCGCCTGGGCGTGGATGGAGAGATCGACAAGGCCATCTCCACCCTGCTGCCGCCGGAGTTCTACAAAGTCGGCTCGGAGCCGTTCGAATGGATTAAGTACATCGATGAGTCGCAGGATTACTATCTCGGCACGAACCAGATTTCCGCCCTGGCGAAGGCCAAGATGAGCACCGGGCAAGAGGGTGCCGACGACCTGTTGAGGATTGCGGGACCGATCGTCCGAGACATCTCCGCAGGCATGGAAGCGCCGATGGCCGACGTGTTGGAAATCGAGAAGGTCCAGAGTTTGCAGTGGATGAGCACGGCGCGGATCATGAGCTACGTCGGGCCGGACGGAATCACCCCCGAAACGCTCGACTTCGACCCAAACTCGGTCGTGCCTTCGCATATGCCCGGTGAAGACGAATCGGGAACCTCAAAGTTTAGCCGGATGGAGCGCGCCAAGAACTTCGCCCGCCAGCTTCGCCTGACACCTGTTCCCGGCTATCTGCACGGCATCCCGCAACAGGCGCAGCAGCTTCTGCTTCTGCAGGGGTATCGCGCAGGCCTGCCAATCTCGCCGCGCCGCATTCTCAAGAAGGTCTTCAGCATCGAGAATGTGGACAAAGAGATCGAAGAAGCGATGGACTACAAGGCCAAGGAACTGGAGATGACGGCGAAGTTGAAGGAGGAAGGCGCTTCCCTAATGCCACAGCAGCCGCAGGCGGGCACCGGCCCAGGCGGCGGGCAAAAGGGTAAGGGCGGCCGTCCCCCGTCAGGCCACAAGCCCCCAGCAGCGAAAGTAAAGGGCTCCGCAGAAGGACCGCGAGCAACGGTCTCTGAATCTGGTTGATAAACGACAGCCTGTCATTTTAATCATGGTGGTGGTGGAATGGATTTCAAGAAAAAAGGATTCGCCCGCGCAGTGAACGAGTTCTCCCCGAAGGCCGATGTGGCTGAAGTGCTGACGTTCGTGAAGAGCCAGCGCGTGCCGGGGGAGATCAGGATTGTGCTACCCGGAAATGGCGGCGTAACCTCCATAGCGTTCCTCGAAAAAGAGCAGGCTGTTGAAGTGGCTCCACAAAACAATTGACACCGAATTACTTTGGTGTTTTTATCGTAAGCAATCGGAGAACACCTGCTGAGTCGCCTGTACGGGAATGTCGCGTGGGTCTTCTAACTTGGGTTTCACCCAAAGGAGAAGACACATGGCCAAGCATCGCGTAGGTAAGAAGGTCGGCAAAAAGCGCAGCAAAAAGTCGCACAGCAAGGTTCGTCTTGAGCCCACCCTGAAGCACATGAGCATGCACAAGGGCGGACACAAGAAGGGCGGCCGCAAGCGCGGTCGTAGCAAGAAGGCCTAATTGGCCTCTCCCGCAATCACGCCTCCACCTCCCGCCGCTGGCGGCGCGCCCTCACCGGGTGGCGCTCCTTCTGCGGGAGGTGGAGCGCCACCCCCTCAGGGCGGCAATACGGCGCAGGACTTGGCGAAGCTGGCGATGGACGCGCAGAAGATTGCGGGAAGCTCACCAGAAGCAGCGCCAATGATGCGGGAAGTGCAGAACCAAGTGCGCATGGCGACCATGAAGATCATCCAGCAACGTCAGGCGACGCAGCAGCAAACTCCGCAAATCTGAGGTGACTATGGATATCAAAGCATATCTCGCGGAGCAGGGCCTTACGGATGAAGAGATCCAGGCAATCGTCGGCAACGAAAAGGCTGCGAAGGCCATGAGTTCGGCGCTGACCAAGTACACAGAAGGCACCGCAGCGCTCACCCGAGCAGAGGCCGAGAAGGCCGACACTTTGAAGTACTGGACCGACAAGACGCAGGAAATTCAGACCGGCGTGAATCGTCTCACCGCCGCCGAGAAGCGCGCCGCGACCGCCGAGTCCGAAGATGCCCGCCGCAAGGCGTATCTGAAGTCCCTTGCAGACCAGGGTTACGACGTGCCGAAGGAAATGTATGAGGCTGGCGATGCTAAGCCGCTGGAAGCCCCAAAACAATTCACACGCGAAGACTTCGAAAAGGGCATGCGCCAGACCGCTCCCGATCTCGTGTCCCTCACCGCGCTCTCGAATGAGTACTACGCTCTGATCGGCTCGCCCTATACCGCCGTGGAAGAAGACTTCCGCGCTGCCCAGCAGGCAGGCAAGCCACTGCGCGAGTATGCGCGCAGCAAGTACAACTTTGAAGGCAAGCGCGCAGAGCAGGCGCAGGCTGCCGACCAGAAGCGCATCGACGGCATTGTTGCCGAGCAGATGAAGGTCAAAGAGGCGGAGTTGGCCGCGAAGTATGGGTCCAATCCCGATACTCGCAGCCCGATGCCGTCCAAGTTCGATCGTCTCGCAAAGCGTGAAGGCTTCAAGCAGGATTCGTGGAAGACACAGGAAGGTCGAGACGCAAACCGTCAAGACCGCCTGAAGAAGTTCGAGAACATCTCGATTCAGTAGTAAGGAGAGAAGACCGTGGCCGATCCGACATATGGTAATGATCTACAGTCGAGCACGCTGGACGACTTGGTTCTGGGCGTTGCCTTCGACAACTTCTTCGTAGACGACCCCAAGCTGGAGTGGATGCGGACCATCGGCGCGGTCAATCCGTTTGATGGCGGCGTACTGCGGCGCTTCCCCACCGTCATGAACCGTCCCATGGGCGGCGCGGCGGCACCGGGCACCACGCAGAACATCGTCCACAGGCAGCAGATTGCGAACCTGGCCTTCCAGATCCGCAACTACTCGACCTGGGATCAGCTCGAAACCTTCTCGCTGCAGGTGAACAACCGCGGCGAAGCCAAGCGCGTCGATCTTCTGGACCTGTACGCGCAGCTCCACATCAAAGCGATCAACACCGATGTGGGCGTGGACTCATTCCACCACGGTCAATCCCCCGTTGCCGGTTTCATTACCGACGACGGCTCGGAGCGCGTGAACGGCGACGACGAGGCGATGAACAACGGACTCGATCCGGGCTGGTACGGCAACGTGTATCAGCAGTACGGCAACCAGGCCCGCAACGGCTCGGTGACCAATACTCTGAACTCGACGCCGATGTGGTACGGCAACCCGGATGGGACCACTGCATCGTTCTCCGTCGAGAAGTGGATTCTGCACATCCGCAGCATCCGCCGCTACGGCGCAGACAAGTTCATCGGCATCTCTTCGACCGAAGGCATCTCGTACATCGCGAGCGCCCTCCAGCGTCAGCAGCGCTTGGTCGAGTGGAAGGTCGAAGACACCTGCCCCGACTTCACCGGCATCGGCTTCATGGGCTGCATGTTCTACGAGAGCGCACTGGCACCGGGACGCGCATGGCAGGCGACCCTTCCGCCGGACATCTCAGCAACCTCGAACGCGACCGACACGGCAGGCACCAGCACCGCTGGCCAGCCCTACAGCTTCACGTCGCCTGCGACCTGCACTGCGTACTCCGGGATTCCGGCAAGCACGCAGATCAGCGTTGGCGAGCCACTGTTCATCTACGCGGGGTCGAGCATCGAGTACTGGCCGACGAGCGAGCCGGAGTTCTTCTTCGGTGTGCGTCGCAACCAGGTCTACAACTCGAACTCGCTGGACAGCTACATCGTGAATCTCGGCCTGAATATCAGCTACACGATGCCGCGTAAGAACCGGCTCGGGTACGGCTTCAGCAGCTAAAGATCAACGGGTGCGTACGCGCACCTGACGGGAGAAGGAAGACATGCCAGGCATTCAGTTTACGAGCTACATTCCGACCGCGCTGGTTGGCAACAACTCGCCCTCGCCCACGCTGGCGGCGGAAGTCGTTACCGGGCTGCCGATTCCCACCGGCGCTTTCCCCGGCAACTGCTTCTTCCTGTCCGAGTCGCAGGCAAGCCAGCTTTCGCAGAGCGTCGTGAATGCTGCTTTCCCGGCCTTCACCTGCCACGCAGGGTGGTACATGGTCGTGCAGGTGTCCGCAGCCGCAGTTGCCGCGAATGTCAAGGCGGGAGCTATCGGTGCGGTGATCAACGTCCCGACGACCTACGCAGCCGAGATCGCTGGCGTACCTCCGCAGTCTGTTGTTACGGACGGCGCAACGGCAGCAACCGCTGGCCTGCTGGGCAACTACCCGGTGGTCTTCCTCAACTCGGTTACGCCGGGCAACTACACGATCGTGCAGGTGGCTGGAGATGCAACGGTGCTCCTCGCCGCATCGCAGACCCTGTTGGCCGGTCAGGTGGCTATCAGCTTGCTCACATCGCAAACTCCCGGCACCGTCATCGTGGCTGCGGCAAATACCAGCCGTAGCGTCAATGACGTGGGCATCGCGCAGCAGTTCTTCAACACCCCTGCAGGCGCTCTGACGCTTACGGCGGCGGCGGCAGCCAGCGGCGGGTCCACGGTTTACACGGGCACGATCACCGGTGGCGGCACGAACAACTTCGCAGGCCAACTCTTTACGATCGCCGGTTTCGATCTGGGCGCCAATAACGGCACCTTCCTCTGCACCGCGAACAGCACCACGACTCTGACGCTGAGCAACGCGAATGGTGTGGCCGACACGCACGCTGGGACCGCGACTGCGCTCAACCTGATCCGCGCGAACGTATCCTTCCCGTTCGGGATTGTCTAAGGAGCAAGCATGGGCGTTTTCGGAAAAAACACGACGGCGGTTCCGGTAGATCCAGTCAATGGCCGCAGCAAGCTGGTCATGGTGGATCACGCAGGGCCGACATCGTACACCACCGGCGGAGAGACGTTCCCCCAGCAGTCGGTATACGGCGGACCAAACTCTGTCGGACTTAACAGCGTGAGCTGGGTTGGCGGCGGACTCACCGAGGACGGGCTTTTTTGGGTAGTGCCGATCTTTGGTGGAGCGGGAGCAGAGAAGGGGACCATCAAGCTGATCTGGTATTCGGTCTTGCTGACGCTCGAGACTGCCACCAGCACAACCGGTGTCATGACGCAGCCAACGGCAGCAACCAATCTGAGCGCTTCGCACATTCGTTTGGCGGTTCTCGGCGGATAACAGCCCTCCCTTGGGCTCACAGCGCCGCCTGGCGAAAATCAGGCGGCGTTCTTATAGGTAGATGCGATGAGGAAGAGAACAAGGGCAAAGTGTAACGATACGGAAAAGTATTGTCCTCATTGCAAGAAGTGGAGGCCACGGGGTGATTTCTGGAAGCACAAGAGTAATACCACCGGGCTTAGGAGTTTCTGCAGGGATTGCGAGCGAATAAAGAAGGTCGGATGGAAGGGTAGCAGTCGAAATAAATTCGGGCTTAGCTATGAAGAATTGGAGGCTAAGCTGGATTCGCAAAATCGAGCATGCGCTATCTGCGGAAAAGCGATCGGTATCGGAACTGGACACCTGGATCATTGCCACAAGAATGGATCGGTACGGGGATTTCTATGCGGCACTTGCAATGCTGGCCTGGGAATGTTCCGGGATGATGCCGAGATCATAAGAGCGGCAATTGTTTATCTGGATTCACATAGGCAGGTGGCGTAGATGCTGGCAGACATGATCGGCGAACTCCAAGGGTCCGTGCCGAACCAGGATGCCGCCTACTGTAAGACCCTCATCAATGAGGCGTACGGCGACGTGCGTCGGATGGGCGGCTGGAGTTGGCAACTCTTCGAGACCGGTTTCACTGTTCCCGGAGCAATGTCGACAGGGACCGTAACCCTCCAGTTCGGATCTGCCACGGTCACTCCCGATTCCAATGCTTTGGCCGCGTGGAATACACCCGGCATCGGCTCGCAGTATGGCTCGGTTCTGGCGCAGCGGCAGTTCCGCTCCGGTGGAACGTCCGGCGCGGGCACCATGTACGACATCGTGTCGTTTCAGAACGGCGTCATCACTCTCAATCGCCCGTTCACTGACCCGCTTACCTCGCTGATCGGCCCGGTTGTGCAGCAGGAGTACATGATCTACCAGCCGTACATCGCGGCTCCGTTCAAAGACTTCACCCGATGGCTGACCGTCTTCGACATCGCCAACTCTGGCTGGCTGTTCGCAAAGGGTGACCGTCGAGAGGTCGGACTGAGCGATCCGCAGCGGCAAATCTTCGCCAACCCAGACAGGCTTCTGGCTCTGGGAGAAGATACGCGCGGGCAGGGAACATCAACCCCGTCATCCACGCTCGGCTTCGAGCGATACGAACTCTGGCCTGGCCCGCAGAATCAATATCTCTATCAGGCGTGGGGCGTGCGTAACGGCGCCGATCTGGTGAACCTGACCGACACGCTGCCGATCGGCATTCCCGAGTCTGCGGTGAAGGCGAGGGCGCGGTATCGCTGCTACGAGCAGGCAGAGGCGAACAAGGATGCGAGCAACCCGCGCGGTGCGGGCGCAGATTTCCGGTTCCTGATGGGTGCGGCAGATAAGCAGTTTGCGGCGGAGATTAAGCAGGCGCGTCTCCGCGACCGCGATAGGTGCGACATCTTCTTCACGACGATGCACCGCTTCCGCGGTGGCCCGGCGCCGGTTACGTTCGATCCAGCCACAGGAGGCATCAATGCGCAAGTGGGCGTGTAGTCTCCTTCTCTTACTTCCGGTTGCCGCAGCAGCGCAGACCACGGCTGCCATCCAGGGCCACTGCTTTCAGGGCGGCACGCAGGCGCAGCTTTCCGGGATGTCGTCGACGAACTACCAGCAGGGCATCATCCCAGCCTGCACGGTCACCGTCTACCTGACAGGGACGCAGACTCTGGCAACCATCTTCTCGAACTCCAGCGGGACCGCGCTCCAGAACCCGTTCACGGCCAACGTCTCAAGCTCGGTCAATGCGGGCGGGTGGATATTCTGGGCAGCGGTGAATGCCGGCTACGACGTCAAGCTGAGCGGCGGCAACTCCAACCCGAGTTGCACGACGGCGCCTCTCTGCTACACGAATCCGGTCACTATCACCGACGTGCAGGTTGGCAGCGGGGCAGGCGGAAACATTGGCGGCTTCACGGCGGCCAACGAGGGCGTTGCCGGAGGAGTAACCAACAACACCCTGGCGCCCGTCCCTGAGACCGGAGTCCAGACCGCGGGCGGCGTCACCTCCTACACCTGCAACGAAGACCACAACACCGGCGACTGGGATGTCAGGTGCCATGGCTGGGCGTCGAACCCTTCGACTGCGCTGGTGAACACGATCCAGCTTGCCATGTGCTACTACTTCACGAATGGGCAGAGCATCACTCCCACAGTTCACATCCCCGCGGGAACCTACAGCGTGGGAGGCAATATCGGCCTTCCGCCACAACTGGACCTTGAGGGCCCGGCAGGACCACCCTACGGGAACAGCACACAACTAAATACCGCCGATTCGACGCAGGCCATGTTTACGCAGCAAGGCTCCATGTCATTCACTTGCGGCGGAACCGTCTATACCGCCAACACAGGCACCTCGACGATAGGCGGGATGATATTGAACGGCGGCGGCTCCGCGCACGCTGCTGATATCGGGGTCATCAACGCTACCGGAAATGCCACGAACGCCTGGATGCACAATATCGGCTTCACCAACTTCGGCGGCGCCGGCAGAACCGTAACCATCAGCGCGACCGGCCAAGGTAGCGGCGGAACGATGATCTTCGCCGCGGCCGATCTGCAGTGGTACTACAACAGCGGGGCATATAACTCATCCGGCTTCACCGACACAACGCCGCATTGCGCGCTGGATTTGACCGATCTCGATTCGCATTGGGACAAGGCCCTTGTCATCGGCCAGCTACAGGATAGCGGGTTCTACAACAGGTTCTATCTCAGCAACGTGTGCTTGGCGGGCGGTCAGGGATCATGGCTCAGGGACAGCTTCCTGGAGATTGCTCCGCACAACGTCTGGTACTACTCCGGCGTCGACGGCAACGAAGATGTATCTGGAAATAGGCTGGATGGCGCGTGGTGGGACAGTGTTCACATCGGAGCCGGCGCGTCGGGAAACTATCACCACAACATCATCAACGGGTACTGCACTTCTCCCACGTTGAACCCGGCCAACTTTAGCTCCAATCCTGGTGGAGTGAGCACTGACCCGGCGTGCTCTGCGATCGGCGGCGAGGGTCCAGACTTTGCTACCGGTGGCACCGAAGGAATGCTGGGCGGCAAGTTTGAATACAACCAGTTCACTGAGGACAACGGCGTATGGCCTAGCTGGCCGGTTTGGGTGATGTTCTTCCCGAACAATGTGATCGGACAGGTTCCCTCCACGGTGCTGCAGCCGGTGAACACGCTGGGCTTTCCCGGATCTTCTGGGTTTATCGGCGGCGCGCTGGGCTACAACAACACGCAGAACCCTGGCGCAGATATGTCGCTGTCGCTATACAACTTGACGCAGGACATATCCAGCAACACGGGCGGAACGCTGCATTTCAGCTACTTCGCCCACCTCAATCTCGTAGACACGACGGCCACCACCTATAACGCATTCGATGGCCTGTACAACGATGTTTACGTGACCATCGCTATAGGTGCCAACGACACGATCAGTCCTAGCTCAACTGTATTCCCCTGCGGCGGCACTTCTAAAGCCAACGTCGGTATCACCACGTGGTGGGCTGCTGGGCCCAGTTTGATTCAAGGGAATTGTCCTTAGGGGGGCCAGATGGAAGAGGGAGCAAGCAAGAGGCTGGGCCGTTTGGAGAACGACGTTTACTACGGCAACGGGAAGGACAATCCGTCCCTGACGACCCGTATGGCCACGGCGGAAGGAGATATTTGCGATATGCAGGAACAAAACAAGGAAAACCGGAAAGACAGTAAGCAGATAAAGCTCATGCTGCTGGGAGCATTACTCACCCTGGCGGCGGACCTTCTGTCGAAGTGGATACACCTGTGACAGCGGCCATCCTCGTTCCCGGCCTGCTCGCCTCCGCCACCCCGGTCATCATCGAGCACGAGGGCGAGCGGCTGAAGGTCTACGCGGATTCGCTGGGCATTCCTACGGCAGGCGTTGGCCTGGCCCTGATGGTAAAGCTGAAGAACGGAACGCATGTGCGCAGCGCCTACGCTGAGGCTCTATGCTCGCGCTGTGGAGTCAATTACGATGCGCTGCTGGCCGGAACGATAGGGCTTACGCAGGAGCAATCCCGCGCGCTGCTCAACCTCTGCATCATCGATGCGATTGCCTGGCTGGTGAAAGTCTTCCCGAATTTCTGGACCTACACGCAGCCGCGCCAGATTGCCTTGCTGGATATGGGATTCAACCTCGGAGAGACGAAATTCCGTGGCTTTAAGCAAATGATCTCCTGTATTCTTGCGGGTAATTGGGCCGGTGCTGCCAATCAGGCACTCCATTCTGAAGCGGCGGAAGAACTTCCAACGCGGTACAACTACGACGCTGGATTGCTGAGGGCAGGATGAACAAGTACATCCCCGTCATAATTCCCGCCATCATGTCGGCCGGTTGGGCGGGTACAGCTTTTACCAGCACGATCCCGGAGAAGTGCCCCCGGACAATCGACGATTGGTGGGCATGGGGACGAGAATTTTTGCATCAATTGTCAAACGCAAAGCGCCCTACGATTCCCAACCCGTGAGACCCGCCGAGGCGGGAGAAAAGAGTGATCCCATGAGCCTGATTTCCGATTTCAAGACCTTCGCCTCCAAGGTGGAGTCCGCGTTTTCAAAGCTGTTCAAGAAGGCTCCGTCTGAGCTTCAGATCGCCTCGGCAGTCGTTACCTACGCCGCCCCGATCATCGAGGGCTTGGAGTTGGAACTGGCGCCGGCGGCAGAATCTGAGACCGCAGCCATCTTCGGCGTCATCAAGACCGACTTGGCAACCCTCTCGGCCGCTTCGCAGGTTGCGAACAGTTCCGCCACCGCTGCGCAGGCTGTCACCAACCTGCAGGCTACCGTTCCGTCGCTGCTGGCCGCAGTGAAGGTCGAGAACCCTTCGCTGGTAAGCAAGGTTGAGGGCGTCATCGCAATTCTGGCACCCGAGTTGTCGGCCCTGCTGATCGCGTTGGCCTAATGACCCGAGCCCTCCAGGTCGCGCGCATCGCCCTGCTGCTTACCGCGGCGGGGCTGTGCGCGTTTACGATGTGGTTCCAGTGGGACATGGACCGAAAGATTACGGCGAGGCTGGACCGTATCGACGCAACGCTTGCCGGCATGGCTGCAGCAGCCCAGCAGGCAGCAATTCTCGAACAGAACGCAACGGCCACACTGCAATCCATAAATCGGCCGTGCGGCACGGGGAAGCCCTGCGGGACGCTCGCGGACGTAGCCAAGACCCTGGGCACGATTCGGCTCACTGCCGGACAGGTTGAGATCGCAGCGAACCACGAGGACAAGCGCATCGGCATCATGGACGCGCAGGAGACGCAGATTGCCGGCGACACGCACGCGCTGCTGGCGAAGGCCGGCGGGGATCTAGACACGCTCGATAGGACCATCCTGGGCCTACAGCCTATCGAGACCGAGGCGCAGGTGGAGGTGGTCGAACTCCAGCGTGCGACGAAAGCCCTGACCGCACTCGAGTCTGACCCGAATCTGACGGCAACGGCGAAGAACCTCAATGCGGCCTCCGCGCACGCGAGCGATGCTCTCCTGCATGTGGACGGGACGACAGCGGACGTGCAGCAGGCGGTGTATTCCTACCTGCACCCAACGATGGCGCAAAAGATATGGCACGCGGTTGCGGATACCGGTGTCGAAGTCGGTAAATTCTTTTTCTAAGGAAAGGGGGTCGCGGAGATACGCCAGAGCATGAGGGGGCCAGCGATGGCCCCTTTCAGAGTCTCCGCAAAGACCTATGCCTCTCGAGAAATCTGACACGCAGGCCGCAACTGAAGAGAATTTCGATGAAGTGCGGCACGGGAAGACGTTCAAGCGCACCGCAAAGAAGTACGGCAAGAAGCGCGCACAGAAGCAGATGGTGGCGATCGTTCTGAAGAACAAGCGGGAAGCGCAGCGCAAGAAGTCGCGCAAAAAGGGATGAATGAACCTCAACGAGCTACCGCCGATCCGGGACGAGCGTAGCTATACGTGGACGCAGGTTCAGGAACTGATAAAGAAGGCCGGAGAGCAGGGCCATCCGCTGGATGCCCTGCGGCAGCTTACCGCCGCACAAATTGATGCACTGGTGAACGGACGGTACGATGCCTAGCCCCTTTTCCTGGCTCACATTCGAACAAGCGATCGCGGAACTCGCCCTGCGGCTGGGGGATGAGTCGAACGTCTTCTGGACCTCCACTGAGCTTGGCTTGTACATCACCGAAGCCCTTCGAGTCTGGAACGCGCTGACGGCCTACTGGGCGACGCCCTACCCCCTGACCCTGAATCCTCCGCTGACCGGCAACTGGCTAGCGGCAAACGGCACTGGATCGCCGCGCCAACCGACGCTGACCGATGTGGACGTGTACACCCTGATCGAATACCACCTGATCGAACCTGCCACCGGAGGGACGTGGACAGGGACCGACCAGTTCTCCATCACCGACCTGTCGCAGGCCTGCTCCCGCAGGAGAAACGAGATCCTTCAGGCGGCGGCGTGCAACTTGGCGGAGTCCTCGCTGTCGATGACGCCGAATACCAACTTGGTGAACCTGACCGACCTCGTGCTGGACGTGCGGAGATGCCGGTGGGTGCCGACTTCTGGACAGCCTGTCACTCTGCAGCGTGGCGACTCTCGGACCTTTCAATACTTCACCCCGCAGTACGCGCAGACGGTAGCCAATCCCTTGCGCTGGGATGTGATTGGCTCACCCCCGCAGACGGTGACGCTGGACACCAAGGTGAACGTCCCGTCCGCGCTGCAGGTGCTGGGCATGGCCGGAGGGGCGGACTTCGACCCACCCACCGCTTCCCCGCTGCTGATGCCGGATGACTGGATGTGGGGTCTCAAGTTTGGAGCGATGGCCGACATCCTGTCAAAAGAGCAGGAGGGCAAGGACGTCCAGCGCGCGGCGTACTGCCGGCAGCGTTACATGGAGTTCCTGAAGCTGATGCAGCACATGCCCTGGCTCTTGCAAGCATTCATCAACGGCGTGGCAGTGGATACGCAACCCCTGGCCGGGGCGGACAGGACCAACTACGAGTGGCAGTCTAGAGCCGGTGCCTTCCCTGAAATAGTGGTGGGCGGGATCGATCTTTACGCGGTCAGCCCGACGCCAACGGACACCCTGTCTTTGTCGCTGATGGTGGTGGGAAACGCCCCGGTTCCGACAGATCCAGACTCGGAGATTCAGGTGCCGCGGGACGTGATGGACGCGATTCTCGATGAAGGCCAGCACCTGGCGCTGTTCAAGATGGGCGGCGCGGAGTTCAAAGAATCCATGACTTTACACCAGGAATTTATTAAACTTGCGATGCGGCAGAACGCGCGTTTGCGCGAGAGCGGCATCCTTGCAACAACTATCCGGCCTCCAGTGGATCGGCAGGAAGAAGCTCAACCCCGTTTCGCAGGTAAGGAGTAGCGATGGCCCAACTAAGGTACGCCAATCTCGTCCCGCTCGGGAAATGCACCGTCTCGGCCCCCAGCACGACCACGCAGCTCTCCGTGAACTGCGGGCCACTCGGCGGGCAGGTGTCGAGCCAAGCCAATCCTCTACCCGTTCCCGGAACAGCTTGCCAGCAGTTCACCCTTCAGGCCGATCCGGGCAACGCCGGCAACCTCTACCTGCTTCCTCGCGGAATGACTGCCGCCGCCAACCCCGCTTCAATCATGGCTATTCTCGCGCCGGGAGCGGCCATCACTTTCCCAGCGGGCCTGACCGGGCCGGGGTTGCTTCCCGAAAACTTCGTGATGGATACCGACGCAGGTTCTGGGTTCTTCTACGGATACGGCGTCCTGGTCGGATAGCATGAAAAAGACTCTCGTACTCCTCGCCCTGTCGCTCTCTGGCCTTTCGTCCCTCGCGCAGGTCAGCCCCCCCGGCACAAAAGCCCTCACGCCGCTGTTCGTGTTTCAGGGCTACGGGGACTCGTACATATCCGGTGTCGGGGCGACGACTCCAGCTATGGGTGGCGGCTTTGCGCAGTTGGCGAAGACCATACCGGCTGTCCCATCAACCAACAATGGCGTGTCTGGACTTAACTCCGACTCGATCAATTTCAACGTGTGGACGATAGCGCAGCCGTCCCCACAGCAGGCATCTGCGTATCTCTTCAACAGCGGATCGAACGACGACCACAATTGCGGCGTGACGGCAGCCTGTCTCGCCAACTTCAGTGAGACGGCGAACTCCTCGATCAGCTATTTGGCAATCCCCAACCAGGAGCGAGTGTTTGGCTCGGCTTGTACACAGACCTCAGGCACGTGGACGGCGGACACGACAGCGTATCCGATACCGGCTCCGACATATTACCTGAACCCCGGCACGGCGGTCTCCGCATCCGGGTCCGGCGCGATACTCACTTGCACGGTGCCGTCTCGCGCAGTCTCAACTCGTGTCGGCCTGAACTTTCAGGTCACCAATTCGCAGACAGGCACTTTTACGGTGACTGTTGACGGGGTAGCGCAAACCGATTCTTGCTCGGGCACGACAACATTTACATCTGCCCCCTGCGGAGCGAATCTACTCACTCTTTCAACAACTGTCTTCCGTCAGGAATTTATCGGAACGTCGGGAACGAGTCATACGGTAGTAATTACGACCACCAACGCAGCAAAGGTAAATGTCACTGCTGTAGATGCGATTACTTCCGCTCCTCAGGTTAATTCAAACTACGTCGCAGTGTTGGGGCCAAACGCGGGATTTGATACTGGCGGCACTTACAATACCCTGCTTGGATCGATCGCAAATCAGTTTGCATCAGATGGGGCGCGAGTCGCATTTGCCAACCAACAAGCTGGCACCCCCGGGGTAAATGACACAACAGATACAGCGACAACGGCAACTGCGAACTGTACAGCATCGACTCAATCGGATCACCCCAACGATGTCTGCGGCTATTTTCACTTAGCCCAAACGGTTGTAAATGCTACAAAAGCAGTGGGGTGGAACCTATTCGGCACGCCTCAAGCATTTAGCAATCCGCCTGATTTAGTGGCGTATATGAACACAATAAGCGCTAACACATTGAACAACATGGGTACGTTTGTACTCGCAACCAGAGCGGCCATTACGATAACCGGGCTGGATTGGGCCATAAGTTCTTCTGGAACGGGATGCGGCACAGCAGTGATTAGCTTCGTGGTAAGCGGAAGTACGCAAAGCAGCCCTACGATTTCCATAAGCACTCTGAGTACCAGCTTCTTCGGTCACGGCAACGCCACCCTTAACGTGGCAGCGAATAGCACTGTGCAGCTTAAGGTAACCACGGCAGCGGGTTGTTCTGTGGCCCCATCGGTGCTTGCTATGGCTATGCATTACGCCATGCAGCAACAGCAGTAGTGGGGTACAAAACAACAAGTCCCACCACTGGTCGCCCACTACCGAATGCCGTAAGGATACCAACCAATGCCTGAAAGCCCGCGCCTCAGCTTCGGACTGCAAGGCGGAATGAACACCGTCGATGCGACGGATGAGATAAAGCCGGGCTCGTACCCCTACCTGCAAAACGCGCGCAAAATCCTTGGCGGAAGACTGACCGCGCGCGCCCCGCTGGGAGCCAATCTGCTCGCCTCGGCCATTTCATCCGGGGTCACCTCTCTTGTGCGGATGAACGACCCCTACAAGTCGGCGCCCAGCTTCGTCTACGTCAACGGCGCCAATGGGAAGCTGTACGTCAATGTCGCGCAGGTGGCGACGGGTCTCTCTGGCCTCCCGTTGAGCTATCTTCCCTACACCCCGCCGGACAGCCCGCAGCCATGGTGCTATGTCGCTGACTCATCGCTGGCGGTGACAGCAAACGGCTACGGGAGCTACACCGGCCCGGTCACCGGAATGGTGAAAGTGCGTTCGGATGGGACGATCTACAAGACCGGCGTGATGGAGCCGCAGGACGCTCCGGGGGTGACAGTCTCCAGCGGTGGTGGGCCGAACTGGGTCTCCTATCGGTACACCTACTGGACGGACGAAGGTGCAGAGTCCAATCCCTCCCCTGAGTCGGCACCGCAGACTGTCCCGCAGACCTCCGTCACTGCTACCCTGTCCGCCACTTCAACAAATATCACTTTCAACTCGGCACAGTACCAGGTGAGCGGGAGCCAACTCCGCACGGTGGGAAGCGTTCCGCCGGGGACGATCACAGACTACGTGCTCGCCCATGACTTTGGATTCAGTATTCCCGCCGGGGTCACGATCGACGGCGTGCAGGCGGCGATGAACTGGCTGGGGCAGTTTGCCGGGACGGGCATCATCGCCGGCGTGGCCTTGTTCTATCAGGGCAACATCATCGGCCAGGTGAAGGCGCCGGGCATTCAAAACACCCAGTCTCCGACCACGGCGCTGCAGGGCGGAAATTCCGATTCGTGGGGCACGGTCCTAACGCCGGACATCGTCAACGACTCGACCTTCGGCATCGCCTTCCAGATTGCCACGGTCGAAGTATCGAGCTCGGATCGGTCGTTCATCAACAGCTTCACCGCAACGATCTACTACACGACTCTCTCCGCTACGGCCGTGGCCACGTCTTCCACCGATCCGCAGGTAAAGAGCATCAACTTCTACCGACAGACGCCGGGGCTGAACAATTTTACTTTCGTTGGGCGCGTGCTGAACTCTTCGCCGTCCTTCACGGACACGCTGACAGACTTGCAGGTTGCCAACAATCCGCAACTGAGCTTTGACAACTACGAGCCCTTTCCATCGATCGATCTTCCCCGCAAAGGCACGTTGACGGTAGGGGCAAATGGAGCTTGCACCTGGGATGCGGGAGACGTCTTCAATAAGCGCTGGCTGCCGGGGACAGACATCCTGATCGACAACGGGACCGGTTCTCAGGTCGCCTATCTGCTCTACAACCGGCCAACATCGACCACGGCGATGAAGGTCTACTCTACCGCGATCGATCCGGTGACGGGCTTTCTGACGATCAGCTTCCCTCCCACGGGCGCGAATTTGAACTGGGAGATCACCGCCCCAACGCTTGCGCAGCAACCGAGTCCGGTCATCTGGGGCCCGACGCCCGACAATGCCGGCAGCTTCTATTTCGGGCTCGACCCGTTGAATCCTGGGGATCTGGTGTGGTCGATGGGCAACAACTTCGACTCTGCCCCGGACACCAATCGGCAGTTCGTGACAAGCGCCTCGGAGGCGCTGCAGAACGGGACCGTAACTTCCGAGTTGTCCACAGTCTTTTCCACAGAGCGATTCTGGCTCGTCTACCCGAACTTCTCAGATGCCGTGGCGGCGGTGACCGGAACGCAGGGCCAGCAGTGGACCCTCGTGCAATCGGCCGCAACGCGAGGCCTGTACATGCGCTACGCCCTTGGCGCCCTGGGCTCTTTGAATGCGTGGAGGGCGAAGGACGGCATTTGCCTGTCGCAAGGCGGGGGGCCGGAAAAGATCATCTCCGAGTCTATCCGCAACCTTTTCCCACAGGGCGGCCAGGCTCCGTCGAACGTGAATATCGGCGGACAGACTGTCTTTCCGCCGGACGATACGAACGTGGCGGCGCAGACCATCACCATGGTGCCGGGATACGTCTTCTACAACTACCAGGACGTGTCCAACACGCAAAGAACGCTCTGCTACGACATGGAAGCCAAGGGCTGGACAGTCGACGTTTACCTGCCGCTGGTGAATTGCCACGCCTGCGCTGCCGGGGTGGTGAATCAGACCCTTGTCGCTTGCGCTGATGGCACCATTCGAGCGTTCGATTCCACGGGCACGGAGGTCAGCTCTGCCATCGTAGTCACTTCGAGCCAGAACGGCGGTTCCGCGCGCACCCTGAAACGCGTTGGAGGGGTCTTCCTGCGCGCTGCGGCCGCGGTGGCTGTCACGGTGTCATTCTGGAAGAACCGCTTCCAGACGGCCATCACCGGCGCGGCGCCGAGTACGGTAGGACCGCAGGCAGGCGAGAATGACTACCTGTTCGACTTCACCGCATCCCCAAACGCAGACGTGCAGGACTTGGGCCTGGTGCTCAGCTTCCCGCTTGGCTCTGGAAACTGGCTGAAAGAGTGGCAGCCGGACTGGACGGAGTACCCGGAGCCGATTGCAGCATGGCGCACAGCGGAACTCTCCTACGGCCTGGATGGCTGGCTGCACATCCCGTGGCTCCGCTTTGCCTACCTAAGCACCACCCCGGTGACGCTGACGATCGGCACGGATCAGGGCGCGTCCTTTGGCCTCACAATCCCATCTAGCGGTGGCGCCGCGGCAAAGTACTTCGCATGGCTGCCTGCGGTATCCGGCGGAAAGAGTATGAAGTTCCGACTCCTGCAGTGGACGGCGGACGCTGGAGGAACGCCGTTTACGGTGCTTGCGGACGACATCGAAGTGGCAATTGGAGAATGGGGCAGAGCGGGCGGGTACAAGACTATTCGCCCATTTAAGGCAGTGAGCGGGATACCGCAGAGCACCACGTAAGTGCGCGTACGCACCTAATGAGCACGACACCGCCAATCCGATATTCCGGCCCGGTTATCTCGCCAGAGGTGCCGTGGGAGACTCGTCGCCATCTTCAACTCCTGTACCAAAAGCTCGGAAACCACACGCAGGCATTTCAGGTGCAGGCGAACCAGATCGCCGGGCTGAAGGCAGGTTCCACCACCACCAACATCACCGAAGAGAGCGGGGGATCAGGCGGAGGAGGGTCGAGTAGCTTCCTCGGTCAGGGCCTCATCAACGACCAGACGGGAGAGACGGGCTACAACACCCAGCCCAGCGATAACGGCATCCTGCTGATTCTGAACGACTCATCGGCTGTGGCGGTATCGCTGACGACGGATGCCGCACCGTTCTACCTCATCATCACCAATTTTGGAGCAGGGACAGCAACGCTCACACCCTCGACGGGAACCATAAACGGTGGCGCATCCTTATCCCTGCTCCAGAACCAAACCGTGTACGCGGCCTGCGACTCAACGAACTGGTCGACAACGTCCATTCCAGTGTTGGCGAAGAGTTTGGCGAAGGTCACCCATGAATGGCTGGACAGCTACAGCGCGGCGACGGGACTCTTCACCCAGAGCCAGCCAGCCTTCTCGGACATCAGCGGAACGGCCGCCGCAGGGCAGGTGCCCGCACTCTCTGCGTTGAGCGGTCAAATCACAACTTCGCAATTGCCCGCAAGCGGTATATCCGTCACAATAACAACGGCGAAGCTGACTACGGGCGGGACGAATGGCAGCATGGTTTTCACCAACGGCATATTGACGGCCCAGACTCCAGCAACCTGAGGTAATGCATGAGCTTTCTCGGCGGGATCTTCACCGGCAGCAGTCCAACGGAGACAGGCGACCAGAACCAGGCCGGCGGCGTCGCGGGCTTCGGCACCACCGTAGGCGAGGGCGACGTTGGAACAGCCTCAGGCTTCGACCAGACGTTGCTCGAGGGAAACCCGGCCGCTACGGCCAAGCTGCTGGCCCCGCAGATCAGTGCAATTACCGGGCAAGGGCAGCAGCAGAAGCAGACCAATGCGGAGTTCGGCAACCGTTCCGGCGGCGTCAATTCCGAGAACCAGACCATCGACGACAAGACCCGCGGGAACATCGACACCATGATTTCGCAGCTTACCGGCTCGGCGGCCTCCAACCTCGGCAACCTTGGCGTGCAGGAGCAGGGAGTTGGCCTGCAAGCAAATCAGCTACAGGACGATGAAGCGCAGCAGCAGTTGCAGAACCAGAAAAACTCGGTCATTGGACAGGGCATCGGCGACTTCGCGCAGACAGGATTGAACGCTGGAGAAGGGGCTTTGGGCTTCTAAATGAGCACTGAAGGCGCAGAGCTTTGGCGGGAAGGGCACAACCGGGACCGCGACGAGGAGCGCAAAGCGACGCTCAAGGCGCTGCTCGAAGACGCCACCACACCACAGGACAAGGTGGCCTCCATCCAGGCTGTTTACCACAAAGACCCTGGCGTGCTGAAGCAGCATGTGGAGAACCTGACCAGGCGTATCACCGGGAAGCAGCCTCAGCCGGTGGTCTCGCCTGACCAAGCCGAGCAGGCCCGCATCGCGCCCATTGCGGCACGCGGCAAGACGCCGGACCAGCAGGCTCTCGAGTTCAATCAGAAGCAGGGAGACATAGCAGGCACCCAAAGGCTCGCCCAGGACAAGGCGGAAGCGCAGCAAAAACAGCAGTCCACCTTCGACCTGATTGACAGGTACATCAAAGATCCCGAGCAGAACAAGCAGGCGAAAGAGGACTACGTTCGCAAGCAGGCAGGCATCAATGGGACGGTGAAGAACCTCCCCGGAGCCGCAGGGCAGCCGTACAAGAAGCCAAACGGACAGTATGTGCGGCCGGTGCTCAACGCCGATGGGACCATTGGTGAGCAGCAGCTTCCAGCCGATTACGCCCCGCCCGCGCCGAAGGCCGCACAGCCGAAGTCCGGCGTATCGCACGGAAAGAACGTATTCGCCACCCTGACGCCGAAGGGTTGGGTGGATGCCGGAACCGGCGAGCCCGTCAACGACTTCCATCCGGCGCCGAGTTACGCGCAGGTAGCGCCGTCAATGCGCGCTGTGCAGGTGGTAGATCCGAACGACCCGAACAGCACGGTTTACGAGAGCATCCCAGAGGCGATCAAGTCGCGCGCTCAGGGCACGCAGTCGACGGGCTACAAGACGCGCGCCGCGCTGCAGAAGGCGTTCACGACCGGAACTCCGGCGCAGAACATCACATCCATCAACACGCTGCGCGGGCATCTTTCCCTGCTCCGCAATGCGGCCGAAGGGTTGCAGAACGGCAACACGCAGCTATTCAACGATTGGGCGCAGAAGTGGGCACAGCAGACAGGCCAGCCCGCGCCTACGGACTTCCAGACCATGAAGGTTGCTGTGGCTTCAGAACTCGCGCGCACGCTGACAGGCAAGGGCGCCACGGTGCAGGAGATCAGCCAGATCGCGCAGCCGCTCAGCATCGCAGACGGCCCGGAGCAGTTCAATCAGGTGTTCGACGACTTCGACAACCAGATGCGGTCGCGCCTCGATGCACTGCAGCAGCAGTACGACTCCGGCATGCAGGGCAAACCTGCCTTCTCTGGAACCCCAGCCCCGAAGAAGGGCGGCCACACGGTAGGGGAAAAGAAGAAGTTCGCCAACGGTAAGACCGGAATATGGGACGGGCAGGGCTGGGTGGCTCAGTAATGCCACAGTACCTCGACGACAACGGGAACCCGATTGCTGCCCCAAAGCAGTATCTGGACGACAACGGCAACCCGGTCTCTCATACGGCAGCCTCCGCCGCGCCAGCACCGCGTCTTGCTCCCGAAGCACGCACCTTCGGCAATTACGCCAGCGAGATCGCCAAGGGTGCAGGGCGCGGTGTGGCAAACGACGCTAAGGGCATCGCCCCGTTCTTCAACCCGCTGAGGAGCCCCGCCAAGGCCGCATACGAGATGGTGTCCGGCGCGTACAAGCAGGCCGAAGATGCCGCGGATGCTGCACAGCAGGAATACAACGACAACGCCGCCGCCCCGTTCCCGCAGCGGGCGACCGCCGCCGCGCTGAGAGGCTTGGAGGAAGCCCCGATTGTCGGTGGCATGGTAAAGCAGGCAGAGAAGGGCGGGACGGCGCTGGCGTCGCCGGAAGCCGCAGGAGCTGCAGCGGAAGGGATTACGTCCTATGCAGCCCCGGAAGTCGCAGGGAAGGCACTAGCGCTCGCACCGCGCGCTGTCAGGGCTGCAACCGGAACCACATCGCGCGCAGTTGGCGACCTCGTGAAAGAAACGAAGGCGGAGAACGCCAAGGCTGCAGATACTGCCGCAGCCGGCACGGCGAAGGACCGGGCGAAGGTTGACCAGGCGAACGCGAAGCTAGAGGCCGATCGCGTCCAGGAAGTGAAGGAGCACCACGAGAAGACCTCGGCCGCGCGCAAGGCTGACGAAGTGAAGGCCGGCGTGGCTTCACGCAAGACTGCCCTTGAGGCCGGCGTGAACAAGCTGAGCGACAAATTCCAAACGGACCTGAAGGCGACGCGGGACAAGGCGGGCGCGGAAGCTGACGCGAAGTACCAGACCGTCAATAGCGCGCTGGGAGACAAGAGCATCGAGTCCGGCACGCTGATGGGGCACCTGCTCGACGCTTCAGAGAAGTTCAAAGGCAGCATGACGGAGCCGGCGATCTTCAAGGACATCGAGAAGAACGTTAAGGGCTCGGAAACCATCTCCTACGACGATCTGCAGGGGTATTACTCTGAACTCGGCCGCGAACTGAAAAAGGGCACGCTGCCGGGGGACGTGTATACCGCCTACAACACGCTGCAAGACGCCATCGGCGGCGAGATGCAGAAGATCGCAGATCAGAACAACCTCGGCCCGCAACTCGCCGATGCGCAGACATCGTGGCGCAACCTGAAGCAGACGTTCTACGATCCCAAATCGCCGATTGCGCAGGCGCTGAAGACGACCGAGGCTGGAGACGCCGTAGGTGCCCTGATGGGCAAGGACCGTACCGGCATCGAAGCGATCGCCAAGTACAACCCCGAACTGGCGAAGCGCGCGAATGCGCTGCGTGTGGCCCGCGAACAGGCTTCCGCGTTGCATCCGTCTGCGGCCGAGCCGAAACCCGCCCCCGCACTGAAGCCAAAAGAGGCTCCACTTTCCTACCCTGACCCGCGGACCGCCACAATCAAGAAGATTGGCGAGGAAGACGTGCAGGGCGCGAAGGCCGAGAAGCTGCAGAAGCGCGCGGACCGTGTTCGTCACATCGGCTACGCTGCATCATCCTGGGCGCCGTTCTATGCCGTGCGCGAGATGGTTGGCGGGCACGCTCCGAACCTCGTCACGATGGGCGGGGAGATGGCCGGCACTGCAGCGCTGGGGCATGGGATTGCAAGCATTCTGGAGAAGCCGGCAGTCGTCGATTTCTTGACGAAAGCGACCGCCAAGGACGTTGCTTCCATCCCGGAAGACCTCCGCGGGGACTTCCCGAAGATCGTTGCTCAGGCCCAGAAGCAGGGCATCAAAGTGAGCCCGTATCTCATCCGGGGCACGCAGGCTGCCGCTTTGGCGCCGCGCAAGTTCGACGTTCAGACCGGCACGCAGCCTGCGAACGAACTCATGCCTGGGACTGGAGACATTTCCGCACTGCCGGCACCGCTGCAGCGCGTCGCTGAGACGGCTCGCATGGTCAAAGGCGACCCAACCTCCACCTATGGCAAGCCGGACATTGCCACCGTCGACGATGACCCCCGCACCATTACCGTGCGCGATCCTTCACGTATGGAGCCGCAGGTTGTTGCGCACGAGCTAAAGCACTTGTTCGACAGGAATCTGGCTCCCGGTTTCCGCGCTCAGTTTCCGAAGGATGACCCCAATAACCCGTACCTGAAGGCGGATGACCTCTACGGTCTGCCAGCGATGCGCGCCAAAGGGATGACGCTGAAGAACCTGCCGGAAGAGAAGCAGGCGCAGCTCCAGAATGCGTGGATTCAGTACCAGAAAGACCCCGAGATGCGGAAGATTCTCCAGCCGTGGATTCAGGACATGGAGAGCTTTCCGCTTTCGAACGTCCTGCCCACGGAAGCAGGTCAATCAGGCATCAACACCACCCCGCGCGCGCCGGTGCCGCCGGACTCTGCGTTTCAGGCTCCCCCAGCACCGCGCAACGCGACGGATGCATGGGCGGGCACGCATTGATCTCTGCCGAAAAGATTGCCACCTACGAGCTTTGCCCGAGACGCTTCCGCTGGACCGGGAAGTACCGCGTCAGGGTGTCGCTGGTCCGCTCCCTCTACATGGCCCTGGATGCCGGGTTGCGCACAGAGAAAGATCCCGAGCGCGCGGCAGAGAATGAACTGCTGGCCCTTGCCGCCTCCCCGGGGCTCGATGTCTACGGTGGGGATGTCTACGCGATAGCCATGCATCACGCGAAGCTAGCTGGAGTGCTTGCCGCGGCCCTCAGAAGCGCGTGGAGCGCCCCGTGGACGCCGGTCGAGCAAGTATCGCTGCCCGCGGGCCACCCATGGCAGAGCGCGGCGTACAGGACCGGAGACGGCGCCCTGAGACGCATCGTCCTTGTCGATCGATGGAGTGATGACCGGAAGCAGCAGGAGGTATCCGGCTGGCGCACCATAGGCGAGGTCTGCGCGCTGGATCAGCCGCTACTCGTGACAGCTATCACCATCGGTTCATCGCAAGACAAGCGCAGGCACGGGGCGTGGACGCGCTGCTGGAGGCATCCACGCAACCGCACGTTCCGCTTTCAGAGGAAGACGTCCACAGAAGACTTCGGTGCGACGTGGACCTCGGTTTGGCGGGAGGATTCCGGCATAAAGACGGCGGATTGGCTAACGCAGATGCGGGCCGATGGCTGCATGACCGATCTAGTGCATACCGTGCAGGTGCCGGTACCGAAAGGTCGAGAGGCCTATTTGGATGAAATAAAGCGGATTGCTGGGGAAATGGGGAACTTGCCAGAGGTGCCTCCGATGCGGTTGGCGGGGTGTCATGGTTTCGCGCCCTGCCCTTTCCTCGGAGTGTGTCCTGATACTCGGCCCGAGAAGCACGGATTTGCAGTGATTACCGCATCCCCTGACTTCTGACAGGCTGTCTTTCTGCGCGCTCCAGTTTGGCCCGGGCGTCCTCGAACGCCGCGATGTAGGCCGGAGCCTCGACATCCAAAAACAGCCTGATAGCCATGTCTACCAGCGCGTTGACGCTACTTCCGGGTATGTATTCCGCAACCGAGCGCAACCGCGCCACGTTTTCGGATTTCGCTCTTACAGATACTGTCTTCACTTTTGGGGGCCCTCCAAGGCTGAAATGAATTTGGTTGTATGTAAAAAGTGCCTCAATTGTCCGGTACGCGACATAAGTAACACAATACATCTTTGGTAACTTTAGATAGATAATTTCCACAATTACAATTGACACAATTGCCTCAATTGGGAAAAATGAGGCATGAATAACCTTGGAGGGTACTGAAATGAAAATAGAAAAGGGCTCGGAGCCAGGAGTTATCGCTGTCTTCGTAGAGGGGTTGGAGGATACCCCCGGATGGATAGCTCTCAACCGCAAGAAGCAGGACGCTCTGCTCACGATCACCTCGGATGTCCAGCAATTCCGTGGGATGAAGCAACTCGGCGAGTTTGGCGAGTTGATGAAGCTGACCGAAGCCCAGCAGCTATTAGAGGGCGAAGAGATGCAGATGAGGGATTACCTTGGTAAGCTATATCCCCTCGACCACCAGCGCACCATACAGAGAAAGCAGGAGGCATTTGCCGAACTGGCTGCCACCATCCCGAATCCGATCCTGAAGCAAATCACCGCTGTCGGACAGGATGTCATTGGTCAGTTCCATCGAATCGCCACCGCAGCCCTCGGCGACATCCGCAACGCTGTTCGAGCGATGCCGCTACTGCCTGTGAACACGGAGAAAGAAGCCGCCAAGTACCTGGAGGAGTTAAACGGAAAGCTTTTGGAGGAGCGTAAGCAGCGCCGCAAGAAGGGGCTCACGAAAGACCTGGCGATGTCGGAGAAAATGGCGACCAACTCCCTCATCCACTTCGACCGTGAGGGTGGGCTGAAGACCAGCGCCGAGCGCCGGCAATACCTGAAGAGAGTCATCGGATGGTACATGCAGACCATGGCCGTTGGAGGGAGCGTCACAGCCACCAGGATCTCCATTCCTGACGGCATCATCATTGTCCGCGGGAGGCCTAAAGGCAGCAAGAACAAGCAGAAGGAGGCAGCATGATGGTCGACAAATCCCCCGAGTTGCACCGCAGCCCGGAAACCCTGGCCGATATGGCCGCCAATGCAGTATGCCACTACCGCAACGAAAGCGGAATAACGGGCCACGTCGAGACAAAGCAGTGGATCGCCAAAGTCTTCGACAAGGTGACCGCCAGGTTACTGACCCACTAAGGATGAAGTTGTGACCGAAACCGGGAATCTCAGCTATCCGGCCCTCTGCGCCCCTCTGTAGTCACTGAATCTAGAGCATGACACGATTCAGTAGGGGGGGCGCGACTAACTTTCCACACGATGGCTTACTTGGGGAGGATTTAGACAATTGAAAGACATACGCAAAGAGGCTCCCGGAAGCAGATCTAATGTCGCGCATTCTATCTTGCGAGAAATATCGAATTCCAGGCCGCCGCTCGAAGATTTTAAAATAGAGAAGGGTGTTCCAGTCCCTCCCCGAAAGAGAGGTCCCAAACTCACGTACCCGTTCTATGAAATGCGCGTGGGAGACTCATTTTTCGCGCCGCCTCGGAAAGGCGAAGATCCTCATCACCTTCATTCCCGCATAACATCCGCAATATGGGGTTTTTGCAAACAAAAATCCAACAAGTCAATCATGATGACCACGCGCAAGATTGACGGAGGCGTCAGGGTCTGGAGAATTCAGTAGGGGGGGGGCGCGATTTCACGGAATCGGCAGACCCACCCAGAAGAGCCACACAGCTCCCAGCAGCAGCAAAATCACCAAAATCCAGCTCCACGTCATTTTCATGGTGGCCCTATCGGCACGCCGTTGGCGTCGTGCGCGCGTCCCTGAGAGGGATGCATGCGGTTGTCGTCGAGGATGTTGACGAACATCAGGAAGTAGAGCGCAAAGAGCGCCAGCAGGCCGGTGGCGAGCAGGACTACGGTGCGGGGGCGGTAGAGCATTGCGGCAGTCTATCAGCCGGGCACAGAACGGGGTCCAGAACTCACCGCTTGCCGTACGGGCATCCAAGGGCGTGGTCGTATTCGTTAGGTAGCTTCTTAACGCCTTTCGGCTTCATCGGCTGGTCGCACAACCTGCATAGCTTTGGCGCGTCTTCACGCTCGCGCTCATATGCTCGACCAAAACGAAGCGCGTCACGACCTGTCCTCACCACGACTCTACCGTTTCCTTTGATGATGCTCATAATGATTCCTCCAAGGTCCAATAAGGGCACAAACAAAGACCGATGAATTATGAGACCATGTGCAATAGAGTCAACGAGATAGCATTTTAAATCGTCAAAATCTATGGGCTCATAACCCAAAGGTCGTAGGTTCAAATCCTACCCCCGCAACCAGCAAATTACTGATACTAAACGGCTTAGAGTTACAGGCTCTGAGCCGTTTCATTTACAGGGCACATCTCGGGCACAGAATCAAACATGCGGCGCTGCCACTGTCCAAACGTGTAGCCTCGGTGCCCGTAAGCATCGAGAAGTTCGCATGCCTTTTGGTCGGTGGGAATAATGGGATTCTCCGACAGCCAGCGTAGCGCGGCTTCGAGGGTTTTCCGGGTGTACATTTCAGTCCACGAAAACTCGTACTCCTCCTCGAATGGCTCGTATGCCGCTTTCAGCATTCCCTCCGGGATCACAATTTTCTTCATTGCACAGCCTCCATCTCTTGTTTGGACGCCATGATCGCGCCGATCCGGTCTGCTGCCATCCGGTCGTCCGCGTCGATAGCGTGCGTGTAGTGTTTCAGCGTGGTCTCGATTTGCGCGTGACCCAGCCGCTTCTGCCGCGTCTTCATGGGCGTGTTGAGGGTGTCCATGAGCGTGGCGTTCATGTGCCGGAAGGCGTAGTTGCCGCAGCGTGCGATGTTCAGCCGCTCCAGCTTCTTGTCTATACCCAACTCTGCCAGGATTGGATTCAGCACCCGCTGGCGAAAGTTGTCCATGCTTAGCGGTCTTCCGGTCTCCGTGGTGAAGAGGAGTCTAGTATCCCCAGAACGATCATGCACAGACCCACCCCCAACGACATCGCTGCGATTGCAACCTCTATGCATTTCACTAGTCACCTCTCCAATTTCCTTTTCCAGCGTCGCCGAGATAGCGAACGTCCGCACACCGGCCTTCGACTTCGGCGTCTGCACCTGCTGGCCCCACACCGATTGTGCGACCCGCAAGCTGCATTCCCCGACATCTTCGACCCTTAACCCGGCACACTCGCCCGGCCGCATCCCCGTCTCGGCCAGGATGCGGAAGAACGTCTTCCACGGTCCCTGAGCCTTGTCGATGATCGCCAGAGCCTCTTCCACAGTGAAGTGGTACGTCTCACCCGGTGCGGCCGCCGGCAACTTCAGCAGGAGCCTCCCAGACGCGCCGCGGGGGAACGGGTTGTGCTGGACGTAGCCCCAAGCCTGAGCGGTCGACCACATGGACATCAGTGTGACGACAACGTTTTTTGTTGTTTTTGCAGATTTCGCACATTTCGTGACGAACTGCTGCACCTGCTCCATGCGGATGTCCGCCAGGCTCATCGCGCCGAACGCCGGGACAAGATGCACCCGGACATGACTGCGCGCGCTGGACTGGCTGGACCGCTTCTGATGCACCAAGACCTCTTTCAGCCACTTCTGCGAGAACGCTTCGAAAGTGACGCGCCGTTGCGGCCGGTACTCCACGTTGTTGATTGGCTCGAGCCTGCGCTGCAATTCGCGTTCCGCAAGCCGCTTCGTTGGAAAGTCTTCGACGGTGCCGATGACCTCCTTCTTATGCACCCGTTTCACTGCTCCGGTGTCGTCTTCAACATCCTCACGCCACCGTCCTAACCAGTTGTCTCCACTGCGGATCAACTGACCCCGCTGGTACCGTCTTCGAGCCATTGATACTCCTGACCCGTTGACCCCATTGCACGCGGGGAGTGTAGCAGTCCGTAAGTCTTGTACAATGTTCATGTTAACTCTAAAATTACGATCACAATTAATGCCACGACCATCTTTGCCGCCAGAAGCCTACGTGGCCTATCCTCTGCGCGGGTCAAGAACCACTTCAGGGTTGCTCTTTGAGGCACGCGAAGCGGATGGGCTTGCGGTTTCTATCATCCCCTCCACCCATACCGACGGGTGGCTCGGATGGAGGGCCAAAGTAGACCCCGTAGCTGGCGTAACTGCCATCTTCGTTTTCCGCGAACATCCGGTAACCGTCGCGACACTGATACACAGTGTCGCCAACGATAGCCATCTGATCATCCTCTTTGCGTCGATCACTCTTGAACACAATGAATCGTGATTCGTCGTCAAGTCGTTCACCCCCTCTCCTTCGCCGGTTGCGTCAGGTGCGTGGCGCACTTAGGGCCTGCTCAACGTCCTCAATCGAGAGGGCTACGACGTAGGTGTGCCCGCGCTCTTCGACTTGCTTTTGAAAGCTCTTTTGGTGCTCACTCTGCTTGCCGGTATCGGCCTTGACCTCGATCCACACCGGAGTAATCAGGTCGTACCGGATTCCGTGAGCGCCTTCGGGATAGTCGACTGACTCCGAGAAGGCCAGAATGTCCGCCATGCCGACTACCCCGAACCGCATGAAGCGCTGCTTGCCGTTGTACTCGCCCGCCATCGCCCCGGTGTTCATGCGAAAGGCGAGAATGCGCCGTGCGGCCAGATAGTCCATGATGGCTCGCTGGATCTGTGATTCCTTCATCGTTGAAAACTCCGGTTGTAGTCGATGCGCACCGACCCTTTCCACTGATTGCACGCCATGTGGGCGGCGCCGTTTATCCAGCGCCCATCGGTGAGACGGGTACGGTCGTCGCGCTTGCCGCCGCCGCGGCCGTTCTCATGCTCGAAGGTCGCGTCTTCCTTGCGCAGCCCTCCGGGGCACATCGGCGCATGGCCTTCGAGGCAACAGATCCCGTACTGGCGTACGCGCATCTCTTCGGTCCTGCTCTTGTACGCCAGCCGGCCGGCGGACGTGTTGAGATCGCAAACCTCCCGCCCGTCAGGCCGAACAGCAACCGCATCGACAGGCTGTCTTTTAGCGTCCTTCGGCTTTGGAAATGCCAGGCTGTCCATCTACACCTCCCTGTCCGGCTTCTCAGCAGGAATAGGCCGCGCCAGCGAACGGATTTCAGCTTGGAATGCAATCACGAAGTCATTAACCCAATCACTTCGGTGTTGAAAGGTAAGCGACAGCTCCCCGGCAACCGCGGCAGCATTCAACAGCGCTTCATTCCACGCCCGGTCTCGTTCTACCCGCCACATTTCGGCTTGGTCACGATTATGGTTTACGGCGTCTGAAAGCTCCAATATCTGCTTGTCCTTCGCGCCCACCGCCCATTTCCAGGTGTCTCGTTCTACCCGTAGAGCGGCAAGCTGAGATTCGGCGGTCCCGAGTTCGCGAAGAATTTGCTGAAGGTGCAGATACCATGCGGGACTGCCCAAATAACCGTGATAAAGCCAGCGCCATCTTTCTGGAACCCGCTCCGGTATCTGCGCTTCTGGCGTGGCGTCGGGCTCGACAGAATAGCGCATGCATTCACAGTGAAGAATGCCGCACTCTCCATTGCCAAGCATCCCATTGTGTTGATCGGGAATGTGTCCACACTTGCACTGCTGGGCTGGCGTGGCGGCACCACTCACTGCATCGGGTGGGCTAGTCATCTAGATGCCATCCAAATCCTGAATCGCTGCCACCAAGGCTCGTGCCGCGCTTCTTCGACTTGCTCCTCCAGCTCGTTGATCCGCTTGATCGCATTACCGAGCCTTTCGATTAACTCATCCCGGTGCTGTTCAATGGTCCAACTGGGCTCATATCCGTGGGGGTTGCTCGTTTCCATTTCATCTCCATTCTTGGTGGAGCAAACTCTATCCGGTTTACTGGGTTTAGCTACTTAATAGAGGACAATCCTCTACCCGGTTTTGCGGCTTCCTGTATCGGAACACCCCGATAAAGGGGGTTTCGTTACACTTTGCAGCACCTTGCCAATGACATCGAAGTTCCAGCACTTCCCGCTTGGCGCGTAAAGTAGAAACCTAAATCCCGGCACCCTAGTGGTGAAATTCTCGATGTGAACGAACCTTACCGTCCACCCGCGAACAGTCTCCTGATTCCAGGGCTCACCCGGCTTCTGCGTGCCATGATGGTTGCGATCTGAGTATTTGCCGAACATGATCTTCATGGTGTCTCCAAACTTGGTAGAGCAAAGAACTCTATCCGGTTTACTGGGTTTAGCTACTCAAACCTTCAGAGATTGGCGCCGCTTCCGTCAGACTGTAGCCCTTATTTGGGATGAAGCAGTGCGATGTCCCTAGGCGAGAGTGATACCAGACGCCGCGAGATTTATAGATCGAATAGCCGCAATGCTTGCAGATAACTTCTGGCATCTTTTCTCCATTCTTGGGTTTAGCTATACAGTCAGAGGGGTGGAAGGGGTCAGTATTTCGGCCAGAATTTGTATCGACCTCGGTTGTACCCACGCTGATATCCAACCAAATAGCAGATAGTCATGCCGATTATCGAAGCTGGTATCCAAATAAAATTCATAGTTTAGCCACCCCGGATGGCGCGGCGAGGGCTGCGAGAGCTTTGTCGTAGAGTGTTACGCGATATTGCCATGCAGACCACAACTCGAAGGCTTCCCGTACCGGCGGACCCAAATCTTCGAGAGCCTGAAGCGCTTCCGCTATGCGATCCTCGGCACTGGCATTCATAATCACCAGTGTGTTATGGGTGTCGCACAGTCCTGCATTGATGTCCTTCAGGCGAAGTATTTGCAGCGGCATAGGTAATAGCTCGGCCTCTTCCGAAGTCTTGAATTTGTAGTCCGCTGGAATCGAAGGCTCTGAGCTAGGGGCTACTGGTTGGCCTTCAAGCACTCGGTCTGGAACAACATCTCGCTTCATCCATTCCGGGGTCGGGTTTATATCGCTAGGGGCTACTCGAACGTCGTCTGCCATTACTTTGCCTCCAGTGCGTCGCGCACCGACTCAAGTGTTATTTGCAGAGACGGGTACGGCTTCCAGTTGTATTGGCCTTCGATAAACTGTGCCAGCTTGTGCTCAGCCAACCGCAGCGCATCTTCAAGCCGCTGTTCCCGGCTAGGGGCTACTTCAGAGGGCACGGCGGGCGACCAAATGCAGTGAAATCCGTCAGTCGGGCACCGGCGCACACTTCCATAGGCATCTAGCGGCTTCTTGCATTTCACGCATTGGGGAGGTGTCGGCTCCCGCTGCGCTTCCCCTGGAGCTACCGAGGGGCTGACTTCGCGACCATCCCCGTACAATTCCTCTCCATTGGGACCGCGATAAATACCGCCTCGTCCACTCATGGTTTGCTCCCCTCTAGCGCTGCGTGCAATTTCTCCTCTGCCCAGTCATAGAGCGACCTATGCCGCCGAGGATCAGGCGCATACTCCATCGTGTAGCCGTGAATACCATCCACCAACTCGACAGCTAAGCCTCGAATATCCGGCTGTGGAGCTACTTCAATGGCGGACGAGGTGGCTGGCTCGGCGTCGTTACAGCCTGGTATGCCAATGTGCCACCACTTACCGGATTGCCCTTGAATAATCTCTCTGCCGCACTTACATCTCATCTCACCGCTCGCCACTCGGCACATCCTTTCTGCTATACGGACAACCCTGCGCATGGTCATACTCATTCGGCAGCTTCTTAATGCCCTTCGGCTTCATTGGCTGGCCACAAAACCGGCATTTCTTGCCCTCACCGCTCGCCACTGGTAGCCTCCAAATGCAGTACGCCTTGAGCGAGACGCTTTGCTGCGATCTCGCAGTACTTTTCCTCGATCTCGATTCCGATTGCCTTGCGGCCAAGATTCTTTGCCGCCACGAGCGTGCTTCCTGAACCCATGTAGGGATCGCATACTGTCCCGTCAATAATCCATTTGAGGATGAGCGTCCACTGCATTAGGGCGATGGGCTTCTGCGTAGGATGGACGAGTGGCCCGTTCTCGCTAGCGCGTATCATCCCGTGCCACAGGTGGTTGAACACCCTTGCACCCTTGACGCAGTTCGTCCACGCCAGTTCGCAGGTGGCCTGATCTAACTCGTGCGGCCTTTCCTTGTTCCAGACTAGCCAGCCGGACGAGGTGGGTAGCTTGTCGGCGTAGTAGTTTGCGCCCCATAGTATCGCTTGCCGCGAATCAATCAAGAACGCAGGATCAAAAGGCTTATCGTCATCGTGCACTGGCGCATAGTTCGAGCAATTAGCTAGGTTGGAACGACCCCGTTTTGCGTAATCGGTGGGGTGTCCTATCCCGTAAGGCGGATCGCTCACTAACACGTCGTAGTCGAGAAGATGCAGTGTTTCTCGGCAGTCGCCGTGATAGATCGTGATCCCGTCCTTTTCGTAATACGGCTTCATTTCTGTTTTCTCCTCATCCCCCAGCCCTACTGGACGGCGCTTTCCGTGGTCTCTGCCGGCATACTCCGAAGTTCTTCCTCGAGAAACCACTGATCCAGCGCTGTCTCGGCCATCCGAACGACTGCCTCGTCTCGCCCGCCCGCTATTCCGTGTTCAATGGCGTAAGCAATGCACTCCTCGATCTTCTTTGCCCCACTGCGGCCGGGGTTGAATCGAAGCGGCTTGCGGGATTCGATGTGCTGATGCGGGTGCTCCCTCTCCAGCTTCTCCTCGAACTTGTCATGCGGCAGGATTTTGGCGGCCTCGAGCACTTCGGGGTCATTGCGCACCGCGGTGGAGAGCTGCAGCAGCACCTTGATGTTTTCCTTCTTGATGTCGACCAGTGCGGCGGAAGGCACATCGGACAGAAGCAGCACGTCGCCCTTCGCCTCGAAGTTCGTCCGGCGGCAACCGAGGAATTGCGAGCAGGACATCCAAGCGGTGAAATTTGCAAATATCGTCCCGGTGTCGGGATCGACCAGGTTCGACCACAGGCGCCGCTTCTCGAACTGGACGGCGATCAGGCCGCGCTCGGCATAGGATCGGCCATGTAGCTCGTCCAGCGCGTTCCACGCCATGATGCGCGTGTTCAGCGCCTCTGCCGCTTCGGGATCAGGCAGCGCAATGAGGGTGCCGAGGTCCACGGACACGATGTCGAACGGGGTGCGTACGCGCACTTGGTAGGTCACGGCCGCACCTTCTTCCCCAACGCCTCAATCGCCTCGTCCCACGTACCAGCGATCACGCTGACCGTCTTCTCGCCACGCTTAAATCCCACTCGCTTGTACCTCAAATGATCCTCCGCGAAGGCTGTCTTTCCGTACAGGTGCCGCAACTCGTTCAGCGCTTTCTGTTGTGACGTTCCGTCCATGCTGACCTCGAATCCAATCAAGACGCTTGGCCCGGTAGTCATCGATTTCAAACTTGCGAACCTTGTCGAACTTCTCCTGATCCGGCATCACTTCCCAGTACAGCGGCTCCAGTTCTTTGAGAAGATTCCGGGCCGCCGCTTCCCAGTACCTTCGGTTCTCGGGCTCCAGAATCCTTCTTGCCTGCACTAGCCCGTACCGTCTTTGCAGCCGCTCCAGCTTCGCTTCGTCGGCCAGCCTGCCTTTGATCTCTGCCCCGACTTCGCCATCCGGCCTCAAGTCCTTCCACGTCAACCCAATCGCCCTGAGTACATCCGCCTGGGGGCAGCCAGCGAAGCAGTGCAGCCGGGTCTTGCCATTCCGCATGTCGGTGATCGAAAGCGACCCCGTCTTCTCCCGGTGAACAGGGCACTTCGCCATCCACTTCCCTTTGCCCATCCGGCGCCCTCTAAGCGCTCGCGCTACGTCCGCTGGACTCAGCGTTAGCCTCCCGGAAATGCTCATCCCACTCGGACTTGAGCGATACGTCGATACCGTTCAGGTAGTGGTGCTGCTTCGCGCTCACGCATCCGTGCTCTTTATGGCCCAGCACCTTCAGGTTCTCCGGCGCGAAGTTGAGCTTGTTCCCATCTTTGTGGTGAACGTCTTCATCCTCCGTCAGCGGCCGGCCCTTCATCGCGGCGGCGACAATGCGGTGCAGCCGCTGCCCGCGCATGGGCCCAGATCCAATCCGCGGATAGCCCTTGTCATCGATGTAGCAGAAGCACTTCACGGCGAACCGACCGTCTTTGTCCCGGTGCAGCTTCTTCATGCCGATATCTCCTCATGTGGTGGTGGAACCGCTACCGGCACCGCAACCTTCGCCAGATACTCCGCGCGCCGCTGCTTCGCGTACTCCGCAACCGCTTCGGATGGCTTCTTGGCTCGCGCCCGCAGATGCTTCGGCCACTCGCCAAACTTCTCTTTGTAGCTGTAGGCTGCCCAGCCATCCTTCAGGTTCTTCTGCTTCGCCAGCCACAGGAAGCCGCTGAACCACTCCTGGCGCTCTTTCATGTCGATCTTGGGCCCGGAGCCTATCTCGACCAGCCTGCCGTCCACCACGGTCACGCCGGTGACCAGGGCGACGCGCTCATTGCACGAGGGGCAGTTGCGCAGCTTCGGCGGGATCAGGTTGTGGCACTTGGCGCACTTCCGGGGCTTGGCAGGCTTGTAATCGTCCTTGTAAGACTCGCCCCGTTCGCCAGGCTTTCGAGAGTCGAGGTGGCCATGAAAGATGTCCGTGAACAGCCCCAACGCTGCGTTGTTGCCGGCGTGGTCGAGTCCAATCAGCACTTCCTTGCCCGGCGCTGTCCGCACGCCGCGGCCCCACTTCTGCACGTGGCGCGTCTCCGATTTTGTTAAGGCCAGATCCACGATGCACCGCACGTCCTCGTCCACCCCACGGATCAGACAGCCGACGGAGGCAATGCCGGCAATCTCGCCGTTCCGCATCTGCGCGAATGCGTGCTTCCGGGTTCCCTTCTCGCTGTCGCGCGTCCCCTGCGGAGTGTTGGCGTCGATGTAGCCGAACGGGATTCCGTCATCGAGGAACGCTTCCATCTGCACCTGGGCGTGCGCCCGGTTGACGCAGAACACGAAAGTCTTCTCGCGGGGGGACTTCTCTTTCCACTCCTTCAGGACATCACCGACGATTGAGTCATCGCTCATCGCGGCAGCAGACCCAGCTTCGTCGAACTCGCCCTTGACGATCTTGATTGACCCGCGATCGACATCCTTCTCCGGCCCGTAAATCACTGCCGGCGTAGCGTGGCCGTCTGCAATCAGGTCATTGATGGTGGCCGCGATGACCAGCTTTGTCCACCTGAGCCCCATTCCCTTCGCCCACGGAGTAGCTGACAGGCCGATGACAATCTTGTTCTTCCACTCGTCCGAATCGAGCAGCGCGTCCAGCCCGTCATACCCTTCGTGGCACTCATCAATCAGCGCGAAGTCCACATCCGGCGCTGCCCTGCGTATCAAGGTCTGCACGCTGGCGATCTGGACGGCCGCGCTACGATTCGTGCGCACGTGGGAAGCCTGCATGACCCCGATATCCCGGATGCCCTCTTTCTCGAAGGCTGTTAGCGTTTGATCGACCAGCGAGATGGCCGGGCAGGTAAAGAGCGGTCTGGAGTCCTTGGCCAGTGCGGCGCCGATGATGTGCGCGGATACCAGCGTCTTCCCGAAGCCCGTGGGCGCCTGCAGGACGATGCGGCGATGGCCTTCCTTGATTGCATCACGCACCTGCCGGATGGCTTCCGCCTGCCGGGGACGCAGCGGTCGCATCCGGGGTGCTGCTTCGCGCTCAAAGAGGTGGTTTTGCATTAGAAGGGCAGGCTGTCCATATCGAAGTCGGGTTGAGGTTTGGCTACCGGGGGAGTATCGACGCGATTGCCGACGTACATGCCCTTGGCTCTGAGCTGGTTCCAGAGGCTATCGGGGTAGGGCACGCGGAGGATCTTGTCATGCACCTCTTTTGGGACGCCGCCGTATTGATAGCGGGCGCCGCCCTTGTATTCGATCTGCAGCACGTAGTCCTGCCAGCCAATCGCCACCATGCGTGCGCGCCTGCCTTTTACGAAACGCATATCCATGCTCGACCTCCCTACACCAACCACAGAAACAGAGCCATGACGGCAATGATGGCGATGCCGAATGCATTCTTGCCGAGCGCCCAGAACAGCTTCTGAAACCACGTGATGATGCGGCACGCCTCTGGCAGTAGCTCCCTCGGGACGCTCTCCCAGCGACCGCCGGCAGGCATGGCCCAGCGGCCGCACGCACACATCAGCGCCTGGTTGCGCCTCCCGCTGACGACGCCATAGGAGGAGTCGAACCTGCAGCGGTGCTCAGCCACGGACCACCTCCACCTCAACATCGAGAGACCTGGGAACCGGTTCGTAGTAGGTCTGCGCCCGGAGGCAGTCCAGCTTCTCAGCCAGAACGCCTTGCCCCGCCTGCCGCAATGCCCAGACGACGGTGGAGAACTCGGCGCCACTCTCGACCAGAAAGCCCGTCTTCTGGTAGACCCTCACGCGGCCTCCTTCGCCAGATACTCATCCCGGCACTCTTCCCCGCAAAACCAGCCCTGCTGCGCAATGACTGGCGTGATCGAATCTGACCAGCGCGGCTCCATCCCAAACTCGCAGTCCTCGGAGCGATACCAGCAGCGATCAAAGGTGTCGTTGGTGAACTCGCGCTTGCAGTGCGTGCAGTTCGTTTCGTTGGTGAAGCGCTTCAGGTACTCGCTCCACGCTGAAGCCGCGAGTGCGGCGCTGAAGGGGATGCGACAGGGTGTCATTTCCATTACTGCACCTCCTTCGCATTGACGGATATGTGAGTAGCGAGCTGATCGATGTCCTTCGCCCACTCAGACGGGGCAATCAGACGAGCGACCAGCAAGAGAATGCGGATGACTGCCTTTTGATTCCAACTCATACTGCCTCCTAAGCTGCTACGGCTCGTGCTGCGATGTCCCGAAGCTCCACGGCCCCCTTGAGGGCAGATATGGATGCCTCGACTTCCGCGTGCATCTTCCGCACCTCGGCATCGATGACGTCGATACGCAGTTCGTCCCTCAGCAGGCGGACGGTAAATAGATTCAACGGTGCTGGGAAGTCTGGGCAGAACGATACGAAGTCCCACCACATCCGCTCGCAGCAGACCATGTTCCAGACCATCTGCGGCTCGTACTCCGGGGGAACGATGCCGGCCAGAAGGTACTCAATGTGCGTAGTGCGGGTGGGGCACTTGATCTCAACCCCACCGTCCTTGCCGACCAGCCCGTCAGGCGATGCGCCGCTGAACTCCATGGCCGGATGCATAGCGAAGCCGATGCGATCGAGCATCACGTCCTTCAGCAGCTCGTACTCGGTGCGCGCTTCCGGCTCCAGCCGCGTGCCTTCTTTCATGGCGAAGGTAACGTACTTCTCGACAGCCTGACCGCTCAGCCGCTCAGAGACCAACTCGATGCGGTAGTCTGCCCGCTTCTGCGCCTCATCGCCCTTCTTGGTGTAGGCCAGCACGTCAGCCACACGGGATGCGGTGATCTTGCCTACCCGCGCCGCCAGCCATGCGCCGGAGCCCTGCTCGCAGTCAATGACCCGCATTGTCGAGCTCCGCCTTGCGCTTGTCCTTCGCCTCGGCAAACTTCTTCTCGCTGACGGTGTCCTTGTTGAACCGTGCTTCCTTGACCGCGGTGAGGTAGAAGTCCTTCAGCGCTTCCGCCGTACCGGCCTCACGGATCAGCTTTATGTGGGCATTCCAGGCTTCGCCGTCCATCTTTGGGCCTTCATCATTGCCGTCTGTGTCCGGCATCCCTGCGGCCATGCCAGTGGCGGCCAAGAGGGTGTACTTTTCGAGGTAAGAGATGGCCGAGCCCTTCGCCTGGATCGCATTCTTCTGCCCAGAGGTGTCCGGCATGGAGGTGAGCGTTACACCATCGGTCTCATACAGGCCGAACCGCAGGATGCAGGTGACGGAGATGCCCTTTTCTCCCTCAGCGATCTTCCACGAGTGAGTCACGCCGTACTGCGCAAGCGCCCCAATAATGGCGCTGGTGATGTTCTCCAGGTCGGCATAAGAGTAGCTGAAGGTAGGGTTGATCGTCGCTGTGCGCTTCTTGATGATTTCAGGCGGGTTCTTCTTGAACTCGGCCATCGCGTAGCTCAACGCAGACCGATCCTTGTTGACCTCCCAGCGCTCCTGCATTTCGAGCATCTGGCGAATCTTGTCGATGTCCACGTTGGGGTTGCTGGAAAGCCGCTCGATAACTGTCATGAGCGACGCATTTTGCTGGGGTTCTGCTGGTACTATTGCGGTTGCAGCAGCCATTGAATGGCCTCCGAATTTCTGGTCCGAGGATAGGACAGGCTGTCATTATTGTCAACGAATTTTGGACAGCACTGTGAAATAAATGCACGAAAGTAACGCAGGTTTGCTAAACTACCGTCCATGAATATCGATACGGTGCTGCTGAATTGGCGCAAGCTCTCGGACCTGAGCATCAACGATGCCGCCGCGTTGATTGGGATACCGGCCCACACTCTTCGACGCATTGAGCGCGGCAGGGGAATGGACGTGCATACGTGGCACACTATTGCCACCTGGATGCTGAAGCCGTATGGTGCATAAAAGACAGGCTGTCATTATGGAAGAATCGATCTGGACTCAGAGCAATCAGGGCGACACGACCACGTTTTACTCCTGCCGCATCTGCGGAGCGTCGGTGCAGACGCAGGACAAAGAGACTCACGAGAAGTGGCACAAGTGGCTCGATGGCTTGGCCCACAAGGTTCATAGGTGCGTGCGCGCACCTGGAGGAAAGTAGATGGCAACGATTTCGGCGACGATCACCAACACTGACGGCTCTGTGACCAACCTTTCGGGCACTGTGGAACTGACGACCACCCCGCCACCGAACAGCGTGCCGCCCCCGGTCGTGAATCCCGAGCCCGGCATTCCTTCGACCGCCCTGACCACCAACATGCTGCTGAGCAAGGCATGGTCCTGCAAGCACGATACGGGGACGCCTGGCAACGCCAGCGGCACATGGACCTATCCAGCGACAGCACCGGACAAGACGCCGAACTGTGCGCTGCTCGCCTTCACCAATATCGACAAGGGCGGGGCGCTCTATCACGCCAATGTGATGGCGGATGCTACCCCCTACAACACCTTCTGCCTTGAGGTCGCGGAGTACTTCCCGGTGGCTCCAGCGGGTCTTTCCTGCATGGAGAATGATCTGGAGCAGGTTCAGGCGGCGGCGAGTACTGCCACGGAAAATGCTGCGTATGTGGACATGGCGACGCAGCTCGATCATTACAAGGGCACGGTGGATATCACCCAGAATCAAAGCTGGGTGGCGACTCTGGTAAAGATAGACCCGTCTTCGCGCAAGGCCGGCGTCTGGTACACCACGCGGATCTACGTCAGGAACAACGGCGGCGGATCGGTCACCTACATCGGCATTTATCTGAGCGATACCGGCCTCTACTACCCGCTGAACATCACAGTGCAGTCGCAGCCGGCCGCGCTTTGGGGTGAGAAGCTGTTGAATCAGCAGAAGCAATTTGTCGGCCTGAATATGGGCACCCTCGCTTCGCAGGTCTACGTGAAGACGCTCAACATCCACAGCTACAAAACCTAGGCGACGATGGATAGGCAGTCCCTGGCGAGTGTCTTCTTGATCTGCCCGCGCGCGGCATTCGCCCAAGGTCCGATGGGGTCCAGCTTGACGTAGATGCGCCAGTGCTTGATGGCCTTCCGCGGCCGGCCCTTCTTTTCGAGGATGCGCGCGAGATTGTAATGGGCATCTGCGTAGCGCGGATCCAGGCTCAGCGCTGTTTCGTAGGACTTGATGGAGCTGGCAATGTTCTGCGTCTCTTCCAATGCATTTGCAAGGTTGAAGTGCGCTAGTTGGGAGCGCGGATCGGCCTTGACGGCCTTTCGATAGTGCGAGATGGCGTCCGCGAACTGGTTGCGGTTGTAGCATACGGTGCCCAGGTTGATGTGGGCTGAGCAGTGGTTGGGATTGATGCGCAACACGTGCTCATAGCAGTCTGCCGCCTCGTCTAGCCTACCCTGATCTTCAAAGACAACGCCTTCGTTGAAGATTGCCACAATGCGCGTTTCGGTGGCGGGGGATATCGGCATCTGGAGTATCGACATTCGGTTATCTCGCTTCCCTGCCGATGGAGTTAGCCACGCGGCGGTCACTGCGTCGGCGCCTGAGGTCTGCGAGCTGGCGCGATCGAGCGTTACACCGGCCGCACTTTTCACGCACCCCGAACACGCTCGCCAGGATTATAAGGGCTGGGAATAAGCAGGTCACGGTTTACCGCCTAACTCGTCTTCGATCATGTCTTTGACGATCATGGCGTCGTTGGCTTCGCCGTTGTTCTTGATGTCGGCGTGCTGATCGGCCCAATTCCAGACGCGCTGGACGGTCGCGACCACCTTCCGCAGATAGTCGTCCTGGCTGATCTCGAAAGTCATACTTTCTCGCCAGTAACGACGTTGTTTTCGGATACCGCCCACACGAGTGCAGCGATCCAAAATAGGAAGGTCCATCCAAGAAACAGGTTCAGGACGAAGATGGAGGCGATCTTGGAGTGGGCGCGGGCGTGAGCAACCCCGGTGGGCAGGAAGTACAACGCCAGAGCAGAGGCTATTAGAACCAGCATCATCAGAAAACCAAGCATGAGTCACCTCAAAGAATTAGCGCGGAGCTTACGTACTCCGCTGCCGGCTGCCAGCCGGACGCTTTGCTTACCGTGGAGACGGCGCGGCAGAGATCAATTTGAGTTCGCGCAGACGAAGAAGGCAAAGGTGCGCAGTCCATTCGGCGCAGATCGCGGACTTAACCTCACCCTCCGTCCGCCAGTTCTTTGCGCGCGACAGGCTGTCTTTGCGAACGCGGCGGAGTAGCGGCCGGTTGGCGGTGCCTACGCGATGCGCGTCTGGGTTGCACCTGCACTCGATAATCACTGGGCGACCTCCACAGCAAAGACTTTGGCGCCTGGCATGATCGTCACATCTGCCATCAGTTTGGCTTGGTGGGCACTGCGGCCCGGCATGGTGGTTGCGTACTCACGTTCCTGCCAGCGGTAGAGGATGCGGTATTGCTTCATCGCGACACCTCTAAGCAGGTAGCAGAGATCGCCGCATCGAGACGGGCGAGCTCGCGCTGCAACAGGTTCCACGTCGGTGCGTCATCATCGAG